TACACCCCTTTGGGGGCGGAGGTTATCACCGCGTCATGGTCAAATGCTGGAGCCGCCGACGGTGCTGGTTTCACCGTGGAGTTTGATGCGCCGGTTGGTGATCTCTGGTTGCACTATCAGCTTTACCAAAGCCGGATCAGTACCGATGCCTTTTATGTCAATGGATACTACTGCCGCTTCTGGTCCGGCCCCACTCAGGTGTGCCGCGTTGATCTTGACGATGGTCAGTGGTATCTGCAAACGGGAGACGATGCTACTCGTATTGCTCTGGTTCTACCAACGGCTATGACCACGGATACGTGGGACTTCCAGATAACGTTTGATGGTAGCGACTATACCATGGAGTTGTTTATCAACCAGCTCTCCGCCGGTTCTCTGGGACCGTTCTCTATTGCGGGTGGCGGGGCTGTCGACCGGATCACCTTTGACCATTACCATATGTTGAACAACAGCACACCGGGGGTTTGGGCGTATTCGGAAATGATCGTGACCGATGGCGAACCTACTCTCGGTTGGCGTATGGCAACCTTGGCCCCCGACGCTAATGGTGCAGACACGTCATGGGATGGCGATTTCGCGGGGGTGGTCGAGGCGGGCGATGGTCAGTCAATCTCGACCTCAGTCGTGGGCAATCGAGAGTCGTGGGATATTTCGCCGTACAACGGCCCGGCCGTCTCGGTAAGCATCCGGGCGGTGGTCAATAAGTACCGTGGGAACAAAGGAGTTACGGGTCCGCAGAACGTGACCCCCTACACCCGCCACGGAGCCACAATTGAGGACGGAACTCCGTACAGCCCTGACGGTACTGATCATCTGGCGGTACTTGATAACAACCCGGATACCGGGGTTCCGTGGGAACCAGCCGATCTTGCGACTCTTCAAGTCGGCGTAAAAGCTGACATCTAATATCAGAAAGGACTACCACCATGCCGGGCGTTTATCCTAATAGCGGCGTGCCCGCTGCACAGACCTCCAATGGGGTCGACGTTGACAGCGAGAACTGCGCTGGTAACGAACTTTTCTACTCGGTCATCCGCTGCCAACCGCGGTTCGATCCCGCCGCCATGAATGCGGTCATTTCCGAAATCCTGAACCTTGCTACCTGCGACGGTGAGGCGTACGATTGTTCCCGGCTCGACAACCTTTGCCGGGCGGTTACCGCATTGTCCGGTATTCAGCCCGCCGTCGTCGGGTTTACGGTCCGCCCCGGCGGTATGGTCTATTGCGAGGATGATCAAGTCTACTGGAACTCAACCGGCTCCGATGTAGTCCTTACCGGCACCTCGTGCGAGGACCTTGGGTCGGACGGATTGACCGCGATCAATGCGGCACCGGGGGGTCTATTCTTTTCGGCGCCTATTATAGGTGCCGGTACCGAGGGCGTCCCTTATACAGTTCGGGAAGCCACCGAGCTTTTGCGCGGCTCCGTCCGGCTCGCCTCTGCCCTAGAGGTTAACGCCGGGACCAATACGACCGCCGTTGTTACCCCGGCTGGCTTGGCGCAGTGGCTCTGCAACCTCGAACCTCTGACTGGTCCTGAGGTCGCTAGCCTAGATGGCAGTGAGTTGGCTGCGATTTGTTTTGAAGATGGACCGCGATCTTTGACTCTTGACCAACTGGCTACGGTTGTCGGTGGGGTTAGTCAGAACCCATTTGACTATCCGTTGTCGGACCCTCTTGATTGGTCTCTGTCAAACAGCAGTCATGGTGGTTCACTTCTGGGACCAGCGGCACCCGCGAACGCGCCACAACAAGGAGTCTGGGAAATACGACCCTTTGGCGAAGATGTTGAGGGTATTCCGACAATCTTTCCAACAAGGTTTGTCCTTCCGGGCGGCACCACCAGTCCTCCATTGGACGGAAATGACGCACAGCTGGTCTGGCGTCCGACCGGGCTATAATACTTACTACCAACCTCAACCCAACTGTACAGGAGATTTGTACTATGATCAAGAAAAGCTTAATCCCCGTCGTGGTCGTTCTGGCCTTGATGCTTGCGGCGGTGTTCTTTTTGAACCCGACCGGCGGTTCCAACGTCGGCGACCCAGAGGGCGGCGGAGAGGCCGCTGGTGGGAACGATGGTTCCGGTGGCTCTGGCGGAGGGGACAAGTAAGTGCAACAAGAGGAACTGCACCTACTGAAGTCGCGGTCCTTCTGGTTGGTGGTGGCGTCAATCGTCATCACCATCACCACAAACGCGGGCTATACTCTACCGATCAAGGATCACGAACTTGCAGCTTTGCTGCCCGAACTCGTATCTGCGATCTTGATGGTATGGGCTTACGTGGAACGCTACTTCGGTAAGAAAAAGCTGAGGGTTCGCCGTGTTCGGTCTTGATCTCGAAATCATCGGCGGCGGCATAGCCGCCCTGCTAATCCTTGTCGCATCGTGGGTGCGCCGGGGGCGAAAACTGAAACGCATCAAAGATGCCTTGAAATCGGAGGCTGCTAAAGATGAAATACTTGACGACATGGAGCGTTCTGTTCCTCAGTCTTTTCACATTGACCGCTTGCTTGCAAAGCGAACCTCTGATACCAAAACCGACGGTGACGACGGTAGTTAAGGAAGTCTGTGCGGAGTTTCAGCCGGTCAACATCGAGCTGGCCACGAAACACCTTGATCTCGACAGCGTAGCATCCGACCCAGAGGCGGTTGATATGTTTCGTCGAATTGAGGCCAACGAGGCGCGGCGTAAGTCGTGTGCAGGGGAGTCTAAATGACCTATGATCTTAAGAAAGTTCAACAAGCTTTGAATGACCGCGGGTTCGAGGGCGCGAACGGCTTACCGTTGACGATCGACGGGATAGCCGGGCCGAATACCAGTCACGCTATTCGATCCTTTAAGCGGTCGGTAGGGCTAGCCGATCGTGATTACGTCGGTCCCCTGACCTACGCGAAGCTGACCGGCGATGATGCAGATGTGCGCGCCAAAGTGCCGAACTCGAGAGCTAACCCACCTTGGTTCAACGAACTACTCGGGATGATGGGAACTCACGAGACCAGAGACCATGCCGCACTATCCTTATGGCTGGCCTCCGATGGGGCTACCGTGGGCGATCCCTCGTCGATCCCGTGGTGTGGTGATGCAGTGGAAACCGCCATCCGGCTCGCTCTGCCCGGTATCCCGGTTCCTGAAAACCCCTACCTCGCATCCAATTGGACGAAGTGGGGTGTTCCCTGCAAACCGGCTTTAGGGTGCCTCTTGGTATTCTGGCGCGGGTCGCCTGACAGTTGGCAGGGTCACATCGGTTTCTATGCCGGGGAGTCAGACAGCAGTTATTATGTTCTGGGTGGAAACCAAAAGAACTCGGTTTCAATCGCGCCTATCAGCAAGACCCGGCTTCGTAAAGGCGGCTCACGGTGGCCAGATCATACCATGCACCCGGACGTGCCCCCACCATCGGACCGCGTGGTCCGAATGTCGGGCGGAACCATCAGCACGAATGAAGCGTAATAGAAGGGCTGACCGATGGGTCAGCCCTTTTTCTTTTGTTCAAAGCGGTCAAGGAACTCGGTGAGCGGACGGCTGAACTCAATCATCGCCGATGTGAGGGGCGCATAGCTAACGAGTGGCTCTAAATCCGACTCTCGCAGGCTGACCGAGCGAACTACGTAGTAGCCCCCGTGAATATGCTGGTAGAGTGCACCTAGTTGCACCTTTGCCCGCGCCTTAGAGAGCATTCGTTTCAGTTCAGAGTTTGTCAATCTTTCTTCAGTAGCCATTGGATTTACCTCGTATAAAGTTGAAACAATCGTTTAGGAACTCCGGGGTTACCGGGGTCCCTTGGTTCAGGTTATTGAATACTGGTAAGCCTTCAACGACCTCATAGCTGATACCACCGCCCGATCCGATACGGGTTTGCCAGAAGTCGAAAAGCTCCGATCCGATATGGCTACCCTGAATAAAGCAAAACCGTGGCTTGTGACCCATTGCCTCGCGTTGGCTCACATTGGGATGGTAGGCGTTACCCTCTCGGGTAGGGACCAGATGTATGCCGCAGAACGGGCAAGCCTTAAGCTCCGACGGGGTCATCGCTGCACGGTCGCTAGTTCAGTTTCCAGTTTCTCGACCTTGGCAACCAGATCGTCGATAAGGTTGATAAGGGCGCGGAGATCGTCGCCACTTATACCGTAGGTGCCTCGGTTTTGAAGTTCGATTTTTAGTCGAAAGAACTCGGAGCGATCAAACGCCCCGTCGGTCAGAAGTAAAAGGCTAGAGAGTGGAACCGCGGCCATGGGGTGGGACTCCTTAAACAATGGCTGAGACTTGATATTACGGGGGTAGGAGGCGCAACTTCGCAATCTAGCTAGGGAAGGCAAGGGAAGCGCGGTAACGCGCCTCCTATGGCCCGTTTTTGGCGGGCGCTTTACTGCAGAACCCGAGCCACGCCGGGTCTTTGCCGGGGCAGTTGGGGCCAGTCGCAGTGGCAACCACCGTGAAGGTATAGCAGGCGGTCAATACGACGGTGAATAGCAAGGGGTAGAACAAAAACTTATCCATGGTCATTTTACCTCGTAGGCGTATGAGTAGAGTTCACTGGCGATCAAGCAAGTATCCGATAGTCCGTAATCAAACGCTTGCAGCCGGAAAGCGCCCACACCCTTATCGTAGGCATTTTCCGCGAGTAAAAGTAGGGGTTCTGAAGTATCCTCTACCGCTAGAAAGAACTTGACCAGCGCGACCGCATAGTTATTAGCGATCTTGAAATCACAATGGGCAGCGGCACCGCTGATATAACCAGCTTTGTTAGCTGCCAGTAGCGCCGACTCCATAGCAGCTACAACCTCCCGACTACCCTGTGCCGCTGCCCCCACGGGGGCCAAGAGGGCGGCGGCTAAAATGATTTTGAACATCGTTCAGTTCCTTTTGTTCAGAGACCCAGTTTTGATGCGGTCTCGTTAAGTTTCGCTTTCGCCTCGTCCTTGGTCGGGTTCATCTGCATACCCATAAGACCCCAACGTTCGGCGCAGATAGGACCGATACCACGGGCAATGCTTTCGTCTTTGGTAAGCTCCCGACCACAGCAGGCGCAGCGACCGGTGCGGTTGCCGTAGCGGATGGCTGCGGCGGTCGGATCAAGAGCAATCGCGGCAAGCGGTTCGATGGCAAGAGAATTACCCTTGTAGCGCATATCCGGGCCGATCTTACCGAAGTAGGTTTCGCTTTCGATTTCTTTTACGTATAGAAATCCCGGGTTGTTACCGTGATCCGGCGCGCGGCTAATCAAAAGACCTTCAGCGCGGTATTTAGGGCTTTTGTACCCGCTGGCCACCGCTCGGTCAAACATTTCCTTGATCGAAAGAAGGTTGACGGTAGGAGCATCGGCGTCCCGCTTGATCTCTGCGGTTTTCCTCTCCGCCTCTTTGGCGGCGAGTTTGTCGATCATGGAGTTCAGTGAGGCGATCTGACGGTCGCTCCAATGCTTGCCGTTCTGGTGCTGTTCCATAAGGCTACCGGCGAAGGTTGACCAACCGCTGGCCTCAATCAAAATGTTCATGCGGGTTTCGCCGCCAATAGCCGCCTCATTATCCGCCATCGCTTCGGTAGCCTTGCGCCGTTTAAGATCGTAGGCGCTCTGGTTGGCTTTGGCGCGGGCCTCAGGGCTGGTTACGAGATAACCGCGTCCGTGGCAGGTATTGCATTTTGCGTTGCCGTGACGGTTGCGACCACCCCTCCAAAAACCGGAGCCGCCGCAGCTTTCGCACTTGAACTTGCGGCGCTCGAACTTAGGGTCTACCGTCTTCGTGGGTATGGCGACGGTTTCATTCAAAAGGCCGTCTACGAAGTCATCGAAAGAATTGGTCATTGGGTCAGGTCCTTTGCTTGCTTTCCTATTCTTTAAAGTAGTATTAGATACAAATCAAGAATTATTTTAGTCTGCCTCACCCCAACTTGGCCCGGCGCTAATATCAATCATAACTGGAACCTTAATCTGCGGTACCGCATTTTCCATGACTCGCTTAAACTCGGCCCACCAAGGTCCGTTAGGATCATTCACGTCATCGAAGTCAAGTTCATCGTGGACGGTCAGTAGAGGAATGCCGCAAGCATCCTCCGAAAACAGCCCTGCCTCATACGCTTCGACCATTGCTTTTTTCATAACATCCGCCGCGCCGCCCTGCAGTTTTCGGTTCAGCGCCTTATGGGTGTTGGCTCGTTCGATCCCATAGGTACCCCATTTGTCAATCGCTGCCTCGTAGCTAAGAGAACGGCGTTCTTTATCATACCCCTTTTTACCCCAACTAGTGAAGTCAGATTTACGACCTAGGATCGTCTCTACGTATCCCATACGGTGGACTTCTTGCACCGCAGCGTCCATGGTCTCTTTGATGTAAGGGGCTGCGGTATGATAGTTGGCGAACAGTTCCTTTCCGCCTGCCTTACTAAGACCTAGGTCGCCAATAAGCTTAAGCTCTGACATTCCGTAGATTAGACCAAAGTTGATGTTCTTAATCGGGCGTCGTTCCATTTTCATACCGGTAAGGCGGGCTACCAGATCGGTCGTCCTTACGTGGAAGTCGGTATCGGGTCGCTGGTTATACTCCAGCCTCAATTCGTCCGCGCCCTCGCCTACGGCGTGATGCGCCAGCATACGGTACTCGATCTGGGAGTAGTCCGCTTTTCGCCATACGCCGCCGCCCTTAAAGCAAGTTCGTACCTTCTTACCTATTTCACTTCGAACAGGAATATTCTGAAGGTTTGGGTCCGAAGAACTGAACCGGCCCGATCGTGCACCGCCTCCGTCGTTCTTAAGCGGATGGAACGAGCAGTGGACTCGTCCGTTTATATTCTTGTCCATGATATACGATTTAACGAATACGTCACGGACCTTGGTCGTACGCTTATGCTCCAGAACCGCCGCCGCCAAAGGATGGTCAATCGCCTCCAGCCGTGGAGCGTCGAACGATACCTTACGTTCTTTGGTCTTGGTGTCGATCTTGGTCGGGATAGGTATGCCTAGTTTATTAAAGGCGGAGGTCATGCTGTCGCGGGCGTTCGGATTAACTGGTTGCCCGGCTATATCCAATAGCTGTTTTTCCATGATCACCAGGTCGTTCGATAGATCATCGTAGATATGCTGAGTGCGCTCCAGATCGACCGGGGCACCCTTAATACGCATTGCTACTAGCAAGGGAATAAGACGGCACTCAATATCAAATAGCTCCAGCACCCCGCGTCGGTGCATAGCTTCCCATTGTTTAGCCAGTATTGCTACAGGTAGCGCGGCGTCCGCTTCAGCGTAGGGACCAGCTAGGCTAGGCGGACTAAGGTAGAGATTAGCCCGCTGACGCTCAGTGGCTCGACCACCACACCAATGGGATAACCATTCGTAGAGATCATTCGTGACCTTACCCGTCCCCAAGTATCGGTTGGATAGGCTATCCAAATCGACCTTGGGGGTCTCTGAGTTCAACAGAGCTTCAGCGAATTGAATATCGTATAGAGGACCACGAACTTTCACCCCCTCGTGAGCTAACCAACCCACATCGTATATAAGGTTCGCTCCCACCTTGGGACGGTAATCTCCTAATACATGCTGGAGATACCGTAGGACCTGCGCGGGGTCCATATTGTGCGCGACCTCCGTAGCGGGTAAAACTTGCTCACCGTTTTCGATCCCGTGGCGCATAGGGAAATACCAACTCGTTCCATCCTCAACGGCCAGCGATGCCCCGATGATGTGACCCCTGCCCCGCCCGAAACCCGGACCCGCTGAGTTTAGTTCTGGGTCCCATGTCTCCGTGTCGAAGCCTATAACCTTCGCGGCGCTGAGATTAGGAAATTCGGTAGGGGTGCGCCATCCGGTTTCTGGTATCGGCGGTATCGACCCGCGCTCACGGGGGCCGCGTTTCGATCCAGCCTTAACCACGGGCAGGTCTTGCCAGAAAAGACCAATTGCGTCGGTTCTCTTACTCAATGTGACAACCCGATGATAGCGCCGCGCACCCGTTCACCTTGGAACAGGGAAGGCGACGGATAAGATGAAAAATCTATATGGGTTGCAACCCCGTCTAGGAGAGCGAGCATAATCAGTTTATAAACCCCCTCGCTGTGCAGCCCTTCGACGTTGTAAGAGGCTCCTAACCCCTCCACTTGCTCGGTCTGAACCTTGCCATCCCGAAAATATACAATACCCTGTTTATTGATAAACGGTTTTATCTTTTCGAGACCTTCGAACAACTCCGTAGGCATAGGTCGCAGATCAGCGGCACCGCCTAGAACCTCGCTGAGGTCAGGCCACTCGGTACTGAAAAGTTGGGTTCGTATCCACCGGCCATTGGAGTAGTGAAAGGTTATGCTATGCTCGGTCATTTGTGCGGATATGGGAGGTTCCTTAACCCGCGCCATTTCTTTCACCGCAGCCTGTGGAATGTTCACCGTAATGGGTATATCAACTCCTAACCAATACTCCACAAGGCAGACGTTATTTGTAGCGAACGCGCTCTGGCCTCTGAGCATAATACCGTTGGTCCATATTCTCGACGCGTCATTACCGATAAACGGAGAGAGAACTTTGATAGCATCCATTAGAGCGGTGCCGTCGATCTCGACCACCTCACCGGCGGGCAAAAGGTGCGGTGACTCCCCCTCAATACAATCTATATAAGCCCGAAAGGCTCCACTCTCAACCCGCAACCTACCGCTAGGAGTCATACCCAGAGACATCACGTCCTCACAGTTTCCGATTGCTGATACCAGCGGTAGAGCTTGCGGCTTGCAGTCGACGGCAAAATCTATGGGAGAGGCTAGAGCGATCATTCCGTTGTAAGCTCGAATAACCCCGCCCTCAATAGCGAAGTACTTCATTTCAGGCACCAGGTCTTTGGTGCTTACCGCTCCTCTGACGAAACGCATCGTCTCTAGCATATCCATTTAAAATAACTCCCTGGTAAGAGGTTGGCGCATCCCGGCGCGTTTCTTTTCGTTTATCATTCGTTCGATCTCTTGATACGACCACAGGTTATAGGTAACCCGTCCTAGATAGCGCCGGACCAACTCGAGATCAAATCCCTGTTCTTTCAAAATATCCACAATACGCTGTTGCTCTATCGGGGTCAAGGTATCAATGTGTTTACCCGCCGTCTGGCGACTGGGTGACTCGTCCGATATATCAAGGTTCCCGTAGCCCGGTATGGTGATCGAACCGAACGCTGTCGATTGTATCCACGACGACGAGTCGCAAGAATACCACGGGTACCTTTCCATAAGAGGCACGGCGGTGATCCCGAACCCGTGCACCCGGGTCTTGGGTCTGCCTGAACCGTCGAGAATGTATTTCTCGAACATTCGGTCTAGCCAAAGCTCTAGTTGCTTTTGGCTGGAGCCGACCATACCGCCCAAAGTAATGTATTCGTAGTTTGCAATATAATGTTCTAGGTACCGTTCATCCTCTCCAGCATGGAAACAGGGCAGCGGGCGAACCCCCAACGACTCCATCTGGACCTGGTTCTGGTAGGTTTTCAGAGGGTCGCCGATGCCGTCCAGCACGGAGGCCAAGAGAATACCGTTTTCTTTCCTTATCAGGTCCTCGTTCTCTTTTATGTATCTACAATAATCCTCTACATTCAACTCGACCCCCAAGGTATAGGCCGAATAAGCGCCCGAGTCAAGAAAGACCTGGGTACCGGCTGCGCGAAGCTCTCGTACCTTCTTTTCCTTCCCCACGTAGTGCCATGACTCCAGCCGATTGACTACCTGGTGAACGATTTGCTTTTCGTGGTCAAGCAGTTTATTATACTGCAACTGGCCCTCTCCTACCCCGAAGGTGAAGGTACCAGCGATATAAATCTGCAAGTCACTCATAATATCCCATAAACCCCCGATTTTAGCCCCGTGGAGCGCCCGTGCTTGGCCTCCGAAGGGGATAGGAGCGCCCGGCCCTATCCCCTATCCCTGCGCCCGCTCCTAGCGGCCCGCTAGAGACATAAACTCGGCTCTCGCTTCAGGCTGGTCACGCAACGCTCCGCGCAGAGCGCAGGTCACCGTATGATGGCCTTGTTGGCAGATACCGCGGCTTTCCATGCACATGTGGCGCGCTCGAATAATCACCCCCACCCCTACAGGACCAAGATGGGTGTCGATAGCATCGGCGATTTGATTGGTCAACCGTTCCTGAACCTGAAGCCTGCGCGCGAATACATCCACCACACGCGACAGCTTGCTCAATCCTACGACCCCATTGTGGGGAATATAGGCTACCGTGGCGGTGCCAAAAATATCAGCGAGGTGGTGTTCACATTTGCTGAATAAAGGTATATCCTTTACCATCACCATCTGGTCGTAACCGTCGGCTCCGTCATTGAATACCTTTAGGATTTCGCCCGGGTCCTCGTGGTATCCTTTGGTCCAGTATTCCCAAGCCTTAGCCACCCGGTCAGGGGTTTCGATCAATCCGCCGCGAAGCCCGGTGTTATGGTTCTGCACCTCAATGAGGTGAAGTAATTGTTTGACCAGACCAGAGACTAATTCTTTTTTCATTTCTTCTTTCCTAGATATGTGGCGGAGTTGCCTTCGTGCTCGCTCACGGTGACGCTGTGCATACGAACGCGAGGTGTATAGCCTGCATCGGTCAACCAGATTTCAGCAACGCCGTAAATCAACTCGGCGAAAGCCTCGCATCCCGTAGCGGGCACCAAGATGATTTCGGCCACCCCGATCTCTGCCAGAGAGATAAGGATGTCGCGGGCGGGGTCGTCTTCAGCTACCAACATCTTATGGTCTAAGCTATCCTCTAGCCGTCCCTTAAGAGACTTCAGTGAGCCGAAATCAACCACCCAGTTGCACTCGTCCAATTCATCCGACTCAAACTCAAGATGAACTTTCAAGGCGTACCCGTGCAAAAGACGGCAATGACTTCTGGCCCGCCATTGACGGAAACAAACGCTCAACCCGAGATTGTGGCCGTAGGTCTTTGAGGACCGATAGGTCATTACCTAACCCTCCGTGCGTTAGCGATATGCCGCCCGGTCAACAGGACTACCTCGACGCAGAAACAGGTGTCGGGCATTTCTTTGAGGACATCGGCGGCGATTTCCTCCATGAACGCGCAGCGCATTGATGCCAGTCGACGGATCGTTCTGCGAACCTCGTAGAGTTCTGCGAACCCTTCGAAGTACGCATAAATGTAAACCACATCTGGCAAGCCGTTGACCGGGCAGATAGTTACAATAGGCAACCAGTGACTGATCCTCATGGTAGTACTATGCTCATTATCCATCCGTAAATCCAAACAAAGGTTATGGCTAGTCCGAATAACCAGCGCTGTGAGAACCATTCCCAGTCCGGGCCATCAGGCGCGAAGCGGTGGCGGGTTAGAGGGTAGAGTAGCATCGGACCCCAGGTCTTGCCGTGGGTCGGCACATCTAGGATCAGATGAGACGCCAGAGCTAGAAAGACCAGCGGACTGCCCGTAGCAACCCACGCAGCCCCGCCCACCAATGCGAGAAAGGCTAGGGTATGGGTCAGGTCGTAAAGTATTGTCGGTTTCGATCTACGGGGGCCGATAAGAGGTAGGTCAGGCAACACCGCGACCACCGCCCCCAATAGGGGATTACCGTAGGCTAAGCCCACGGTAAAACCGGCGATAGCATGGGAGAAAACGTCCATCGGAACTAACCCTGATAACCGCGATAATTGGCGGTATCAGGTAGCGTCATAAGCCCTTCACGCCAAGCACGAAGAACCAGCGGGTCGGGAAATCCCGCCTTTTCGAAACCGTCCGCACGCAGCACGTTTGCGTGGTTCATATCGGTGGGCGGATATTTTCCGTCGTAGCTCGTATGGGTATAAGCCATCGCTTCCCAACAGCCGGGAGTATCAAAGGCAAGGTCGACGGTCTCCGCCTTTGTGAGATACATCAACGGCGACATCAAGGTGATAGGGCGGGTGGCCCGATGATCATTTCCAAGAGCCTTGTTAATGTAGTCCTGCGCCGCTTCAATGAATACCTTACGGCAGTCATCGTAGTTCGCGTTATCCATCTGGCAGACGCCGGTGTAGATATAGTAAACCCCTAGCGCCGCCGCCCGGTTGGCTGCGATCGTCAGGAATAGAGCGTTGCGCATCGGCACGAAAGTTTTTTCGCGGCGGTCCCCGATCACCTCGTCCATCTGTTCGGCATTCTCATACTGTTCGAGAGGGCCACCGGTAGTAAGAGGGCTGGTACTATGAAGGATGCCGGGCACCTCGATAACTTCGTGGCTGGAGACTCCCGCCATGGCCGCAACCTTTCGAGCCGCGTCGATTTCAATTGAATGAGTCTGACCGTAGTCAAATGTGATGGCGTGAACCTCGTCGTGTTCATGCTTTGCCAAGAATAGACAGGTCGTGCTATCCTGCCCGCCCGAAAGGATTACGAGTGCGCGTCGTGCTTTTTTCATAACTCTGGTTCCTTATTCCAGTTCAAGGGTTTTGTGAATTTGGAGTTGAAGCGTGTAGCCGAAATCGAGGCAAGACTTAACCGCCGCTGCCCGGTTCAGGCCGTTTTGGTATTCATCCTGAACATCGGCGGGCTGAACATAGATCGGTAAGCTCCACCCGCCGTCTCTGCCCTTCATAGGGCGCGCAAGCTGCGGGTTCGCGGTGTGCTTCAGGGCGCGGATGGGTAGCCCGTCATCGGGGTTGATATTCTCATGGTCAAGGACGTATTTGAAACAGCACGACCGCGCCTCGGTATGCTGGTGGACCTTGCCGGTCTTAGGGCTGCAAACGATATAAACCCCACGGGTGTCGCCCGCGATGCTGGTGACCGTTCGCCGTAGAAGGAACCCGATACCATCGGGCGGGGGAAGCGTGCCGTTGGTTTCAATCTGGATGTAGAACCCTTTGTCGATCAGGCACTCAACCAAGGCACGCAGCCCACCGGGTTGCCTGAATGGTTCACCGCCGGTAATCACCACCAGCCCATTGTCGTGAATAGGAAGCGCTGAAACTTCGGTGGTCACTTCCTCTGCCGTCATGGTCCTTCGACCAAGGGTATACTCGGTATCGCAGAGAGGGCATTGAAGGTTGCACCCGGCTAGCCGAATGAAAACGGCGGGGCGACCGCTAAAGGGTCCCTCGCCTTGGATGGTATGAAAGATGGAGTGAACCTCGACATCTTGCCGGTAAGATCGGTTGGTCTTTTCAATCGGCTGCGAGTTCAAACGGGTTCCGTCAAACGGACCGGTATAATCTTGGGTCATGATGCCTCGTCGGGGGTTGCCGCTTAGCGGGAGTTTCCGAAGCCCGCCCGTATTACGGGGCGGGCTGGTGGTAGTATAACGTCGAGGTTTATTCAGTGGCGGGTGCCGCCTCGCTGGGTGGTGCTGCGGGTTCGGTAGCAGGGGCAGCGGGTTCAGCGGCGGGCTTAGGCGCGCGGCCCACCGGGCCGATCCCGTGGAACTTCCGCCACTGGCCATACTCAGCGCGCACATTGCCGACGCTGAGACCGGCTTTTTCAGCGAGTTCGATGCACTCCGAAATCGGGGCAGGCGCTTGCTTGGCCGCGCTGACCTGGTCGAAAATCGCCCACGCCTGCCCGCATTTGGAACCAGCGATAGGATGCAGAATGCCGTTCTGTTTCACTCGCTCGGACTTCTGCGCGGCCTTGGCCGCTTTGGCTTCCTCGCGTGCTGCCTTGGCCGCTTCTTTCATTTGCGTCTTGACAGTTTTGATGTTGTCACGAGTGGCCTTCAGCGCGACCTTGGCTGCGTCTGAGTTTTGTTTCGCGGCTTCTTCAGCGGCGTTCGCTTCGACCAGCGCGGCCTGACCTTGGGCGCGGTTCGCCGCGTTGGCCTCGTCGTCGGGGATGGCGTCGAGTGCGGTCTTGACATTCACTGTATACTGCTTCGCGGTCTTCAAGGCTGTGACGGCGGCGTCGGCTGTGGCCTTGGCCTCGGTAACGGCGGCTTCAGCGAGATCAACAGGAGACGGCGGGGTGATGGCGTCAGTGGCTTCAACGGTATCGTTCATGGTTCATGGTCCTTTTCTACGGGTTTCTGCGTTGTGCCTATTTCGAATATCATAGCGCCTACGGAGGTGCAAGGATTATTTCAGTAGGTATAGGTCGATACCTTCAAAACGGTGGTTCTTCTTCATACTTGCCGCATCCCATGGCGATCACCCTAGCGGGCGGGCGCGTTCCATCTGCCAGTGCGCACCCCTCGGTGGCCTCGTCAAAATGATTACAGGTTACGCAGGATCGGTAAAGCCGGGCACGCTCGACCAACTCGAATATAGCGCGATGTATATTTCTCGTAGTTTCATCGGCTGGCAGGGTCATACCGTTTAATCCTCAAAATGGAATATCGTCGTCATAGTAACTGTCGCCGCCCTGATAGAACGAGGCGGTCTTGGCCTGCGCGGTTAGAGCTTCAAGGGGGTCAGGTCCGGGGTCTTCTAAAGGCGGTCCGCCTAGGTCGGGGTGAAGCTCAAAACGGGTACCCACGAAATCGTAAGCCTTGATCGTATCGTACCGCCCGCCTTTTTCGATCCGTAGAAACTTAGGTTTATTTAGTTGCGCTGAAGCTTCGACCGCACTATCAATATCGGTTGGTGCGGGTCCTTGGCCTCCGTGGGACCGCCACCAGTTTTCTGCCTGTCTGCGCGGAAACGATTTAGGCTCATGACCGAAACATACCCATGTTGAAAATCTACGATAACCGCAGAAATAATCGACCCTCATAGTATCCGGCTTGCCGCCCTTACCCTCGTGTAGAGAGGCTACCATACGGTGAACCCCTACTACCTCATACTCAGGCGGCGCGGGTTGTTGGCTTAAGTCGATAGCTTGGGTAACAACCAGCGCCGACTCGCTAGCGTCATTCTTATAGCGCTCCGGTGGCGGGAACTCGTGGCCGCACTCCTCGCAGGTCCTTCGACTTATATGGTTATATGTTTTGCACTCAGGACATTCCCGTACCATTTCATAGCTAGCCTGTTTGGTTCCCCTGCGCGCCGGGATACGCGGGTAGTTGATTGGTCCCATACGTTCGGTGTTCCCTACGAAATCCATAACTAGACAAGTTTGCTTGGGACCGGCTAGCATCGCATTAATGCGACCGTCTCGGGTGGTGAGATCGAACCCGGGAGCATATACAGGCCGGGTGCCGCGCCCCACGATCTGCACCCAGAGGCCGGGAGAGCGGGTTAGACGCAACGCCCCTATCATGTCAATATTCTTTTGATTATACCCGGTCGTCAGAATATCCTTATTGGTAACCCCCTGAAGTTCGCCCCGCTGGAAAGCGGCTAGTACCTCTTTCCGATCTCCGCGTTGACTATGAACCGACTCGTGGGGATACCCTTTGTAGGTAAACATATCAGCCACCAGGTCGGCGTCCTCAATACTCTGACAGAAATGCAGCCACGCTTTGCGCCCCTGTTCGACGCCTAGCGCGATCATAAGGTCAACCGCCCGTTCAAGGATGTCTTGATCCTTCATGGCCTGCGATGCGGCCTTGTTATCGAAGTCGCCGCCGGTGATCCCTACGCCGTCGCTGTCGAGCTTGAAGCCGGGCGACTTTGGAACGGGACGGGAGAGGTAGCCTTGTTCTATAAGCCATACGAAAGCCTCTCCGTCGCTAAGATCAAAAGCCACCTCGTCGAATAGCTTACCGTCGGTAAGCATACCAGTACCCATGCGAAAGGCGGTGGCGGTATACCCGATAACAATCAGGTTGGGGTTAACCTTCTTCAGAGCGCCTAGAAGACGGTTATAACTGGCGGTATCCTTGTCGCTAATCATATGCGCTTCGTCCACGAGAACGAAGTCAACGTGCTTGAAAAGCGCCGCCTTATCTCGCACCGACTGAATGCTGGCAAATGTTATTTGGTGGCGGTGATCCTTCAAACCCAGACCGGCGCAATATACCCCCGCTGGAGCGCCGGGCCATATCCCTAGTAGTTCTCGGTAATTGCCTGAAACCAGTTCCTCTACGTGAGCTAACGACATTATACGTAGATGCGAATACATCGCGAGTAGATGCCAAATCAACATCGCCATTTGCAGACTTTTGCCGGTGCCCGTCGGCTCGATTATCAACGGGTTCTTGTCGGGGTGGGCGTGAATGAAGTTCCACGTAAAGTTGTGGCACGCCTCTTGGTAATCTCTCGGTACTAGGTTCATTTAACGGGTTCCCAGTCTCCGCAGCCTTCAGCGACGAAGTCAGGAGGTATCTGTCCATGATGACGAGAACAAAACCAATTGGCCCCTGCGACCGCGCTAGCGTATACGCATGACCGGCAGTTCTTTTCGGGGGTCTTGCCGTAGTGGCAGATTTCCCGGTAGTCGCAGAACCGGCACTCAAACCAAGACGGGTCCTCGGTTAGCCGGGCTGGAGCTTCGTTCTGGTCAATAATCTGCATTGCCCGTTCTGGGTAGAATATACCCATTTCAGGCTTATACATAATGATCTCCGAATACAGATGGTCGTCATCCTTGCAGCTACCGATATACAGCCCCCATTTCAAACCAAAGAAGTGCATATACTGTTGCATCTGAACGTAGTGTTCCGGCTTAGATGAAAGAACCCCTTTCTTCTTCAGATCAGTGAATGATTTGAGGTTATGGGTCTTATTCTCGAACAGCCCCCACCCTAGCCCGGCGACCTCAGGAAACCACCTTTCGATCCCTCGCACCATGCCGTCGCCTGACCCGGAGTAATGCCCCTTATCAGCGTATCCGGCTGGTAGCCCGCGATGATCAAAAATCGGTCGCGGCTCTTGGCCTACATCTATCTTGAACCCCCACTGTTTAGGGGCGCAACTGAAACCTTTGGTGTCCCATTTTTTGGCCATAGCGAGGTGGTGAGGATCATCGTGCACATCGTCGTGACTAGCGTGAATAGGATCATCCCACGGCTGGACATAATAGGGACATAGAATGTCATCGTGGGTCATGGTCGGATCGAATATCAGACGTTCAGCATAATCACGAACCTCCGCCCCGGCTGCGCGCAACCATCGAACGACCCGGTCCTCCTCCTCGTGCCCGCGGTTGAATAGGCGCTTGATCCGCCCGGTGAATTTAACGTCCAGTACCCACCGAAACTCATACCAAGCTTTACGGGCGCAACGGGTACTTACCACCGAGGGTCCCAGATGCTTGCGCCGCTTTTCGGAAAGCACCTCTAAGCTGGCCTCGTCGAGCGCTTTAATGAACTCGTTGTTACCCATTTCAAACCCCTAGCTTCAGTAAAGAGCGACCCTTGCGTGCTTGCATAAGTCCTTTGCGGGCGTTCATATCCGCCCAATTATTAACGTACGATGCGCGATCTCTATTCGAGGTATGCGCCTTTATCCAGCGGCTTTCTATCTTGACGATGGTTAGCCCCCACTCGGTGGCCATCGCATCACGCCAGAGCGCGACCAAATAGTCCTTGGTCATTTCGCCTTTGATCAGATGCTGTACCGCCATACAATCACTTCTCAATATGATCTCGGTTGCCCCGTATTGAGTAGCTATCCAGAGTCCATTTAACGCGGCCTGAACCTCGGCCTCCGTGCTATTGCGCGGATTTCCTTTAAGGGTTCCGTAGCCCTTAAAGGGTGCAGGTAGGCAGTCTACGCGGACCCATGCCGCCCAACCGCCTACCCGCTTCCTATGATCGTATGACGCATCGGTTAGTACAGTTGACTTCATCCGTTCTTACCCACGGCGGCGATAAGGCTCATGTTGATTGTGTGCGCCCCGTCATGGGTCACGAGATCAATTTGCATTACCTCGTAGCGGGTAACATTATTGAGCGCCCGCAAAAGGGCGTCGGGATGGGTCTTGATATTTTCCGCCTCTTTGTCGCAGCGTAACCTGTCGCTCAACTTCTCCGCCTCACTCTTAAGAGTGCGGGCAGCGACCGGGGTCGATCTGTCGCCGATTATCTCAACCACCAACCAGATTTTATACGAACGATTATCAACCATTTTATTCGATCCTCTCTTTTTGACCACACACCTTTTGCAGAGGTTGGATTTGCGCGCGGCCATCGCCTTTTTGTTCACAACCCTACGACTTCCACACTCCCCGCAAATAACTACGGTATCGTTCGGCGAAATATCGTCACCGATCCCGGAGTATGTAGGTTTTTCGCTCACCCCCGCATGTCCTTGAATAGCTGACGAGCGATCACCAACCGCATGGTTTTCCGAAGTACCGCGGGGGTGCGCTGTCCATCTGCCTGTTCTTCAGCGATACCAAGAATAGCAATCAAGGCTGTAATACAGGCCCATAGGCTGTCTATAGTATTCTTTCCCTCTATCACGTCGGTGATGCCCTTGACCAATTCAGAAACGTTCTCTTGGTTCTCCCGTAGCTGCGAAACGAACTCGGCCTCGCAATCCGCCACCGCGGCTAGGCTGTCGATACTGATGTCGGTCCCGAGTAGGGCTTTCAGTAGCTTTCTGGCGTCGATTGCTTCTTGTGGCATTTAGTTGGTCCTTTCGATGCGAAGGGCGCTTTTATCGGCGCTGGTTTGGCGGTTCAGGCTGACGGTTTCAGCCTTTTTCACGGCGTTGAAATCGGTGGTAAATTTCGCCCGGCTCGGGGTCACCTTCGTGAACTCCTGGTCGATTTCCTGCTGTATCAGATCGACCGGAACGAGAGCGTTCAAGCTCGATTTTCCGTTGGTCGCTGTAACTCGGTGCTGGTTGTCACGGGTCAGCCCCTTCAGGCGAATACAAAGGGCATTGGCAAGAGCGGTGCGCGCCTTGGCTGCATTAGGGTAGCGGTGCGCGCGATGCTCTGCAAGTGCGAGAGTGGCGACCTGACGAAGTACGAACGGGAGCATCAACGAGAAGGTAGCCCGCGCGCTCAACCGACCGAATACGAAGTAGCTACGCTGGGTCCGGCCAGTCGGCTTCGTGATCAATTCAGCGCCGTAGTATCTGGCCAGATCGTAGCCGATTTTATCTTTCCAAGGATCAGAGCTAATGTAGGTGTCACGATCGTGGCCGATAGGGTCGTCGGAGTCGAGCTTACCAAGGTCCAAAAGGCTAAGACCGTGGGCTTCCATAAGGGCGTGCGCCTTTGTCATGAAAGTGTCGGCTTCGTTCTCGCTGGTCGAGCTATCGGCCTTGGCGATGATGCGCTGAATTTTGGCGGCTATGTCTGAGTTGTTCATTGGTCAGTTCCTTGGTTGCTTTCGATAATCCCTTTTCGTCGATATTACCACAAGTATCAAGAGAAAAAATACCCCTGCCCCAAAAATACTTCAGGGCAGGGATGGGTTCAGAGCTTAGCCCGCGTTCTGCCAAGGCGGAACTACGCCAGCCGTGGGAGCGGCGGGCGCAGCGGCGGCGGGAGCGCCCGCCCACGGGGGCGCAGCGCTAGCGGCGGCGGGCGCAGCGGGCGGAGCCGCAGTAGGAGCGACTGGGGCCGCAGGAGCCGCCGCAGGCGCGGCAACAGCGGCGGGCTGCGGCGCGGGGTTTCCCGCTGGAGCCGGGGGCGCAACCTGCTGTGCAGCCGGGTTCGGAGCTTGCGGGGGCTGCGGTGCTTGGGGCGGTTGCGGAGCGCCACCACCGGGGGCCGCACCACCCGCCTGACCGCGCGTCGGCGGGTTGCCGTTGGCGTCCATGTACGCCCGAATATCGTTGGTAAACTTCGTCGCATCATCCTCACGTGGCGATTTTTCCAACCGAACCTTGAACGGTTTTCCGTGCAGCTGTTGGCTATCCTGCATTTGCAGAACCCCCGTCACGTGGCAGATAGCTGACAGGTCACGAAACGCGATCTCGACCGCCGTCGGGTTCGGGTTCTGAACGTTCAGTCGGATGGTGAGGCGCTTGCGCATCTGTTCAGGATCAAGGCACTCTGCGGTGAAAACCAGCATAGTGCCGTTCCCTGCCTTCGTGGTCTTGACCTCAGATGAGACGATGTGAAACAGGTATTCACCCGTCTCGAAAATATCGCCGCCTCCCGTAGATGGGTCGTATTCGGTCGCATTGAATGTAATCTGAACCATAGGGTCAGTTCCTCTCGGTTGAAGGCAGCTTACGCCGCCCGTTGCAGTGTCATTATCTTGTTGATAATGTTTGACGCATCGGGGTACTCGATTTCGTCGAGAACTCCGCTACGGTCTTTCGCTTCAGCGTTGAACGCTGCGTGCGTACGCAAGGCGTGGTAGGTTTCGCCTTGTGGGGTCTTATCGGTATAGGCGTGCAGTACCTCGTCAAAGAGATACGGCAACGCTGGTCCGACTTGCTGTCCCGGCGCGGTCGGTCCCGCTTTCTCGACTCCGGTAACAGGGTCTTTACCCACCGTTTGCTTGGCCGTCACGATCACGTGAAAGCCCGCTAGGTCGCGGAAAGCCTTGACCAGCTCAATCGACTCTGTGGCCATTTCGCCGTAGGCTTGGCGAGGGTCCTTTGTCTTTTTGCGATGCGCGGTCAAGCATTTTTCCACAATCTCGCTAATAGAGTCCAGACAGATCGTCTGAATACCATTAGCTATCCCGTTAGTGGCTAGCCAATTATGAACCTCCCATACGTCGGCGATATGCTCGACAATGGCCACCGGGATAGACTTTGCGCGCAGAGACAGTAGACCCGCCTCCGCGCTGATAATCAAGGGACTGGGGGCGGTGCCGCAGAAAGAGGTTTTACCCGCCCCCGCGCCACCGTAGACCAACATCTTTATCCCGTGATTGACCGACTCTTTATCCGTACTCGAATATACTACCGCCATGGCAACTCCCTTACAGAATTTGGGCGTCGGTGAACCGATCCATGCCGTCGAGGTGCTTACCCCGAAAGTTGGCGAGGGACCGGATATAAACCGTAGGGTTCTCTTTGATAACCAAACGATGCAGGACGCCCCACTGATCGAGATCACCTATCCATGCGAAACCGAAGACTTCGTATCGGACTCCGGTTCGCGTGTGTAGATAGGATTTCCCGACCAGGTAGGCGCTATTTTCAGGGCTATGCCCCGTCATGTCGAGGTAGTCAGGTTTTATCATTTGTACTCCTTCTTACTCGGGGGGTTCGATCACCTCGTCGGTTGCTCCGAGTAGGCCCGCAACCATGGTAAACGCATTCTCGCCGACTTGATTTCGGTAGTCGTTGAGCTTGCTGGTGACTTCTGACAAGGCGAGTTGCCGGATGGCCGCAGCCTCGTTTTCCTTCACACCCTTGAAGTGATCATTGTTGACCTTGGCGACGACGTGCTTTAGGTCCTCCAAATCGCAGCCGACATCGGTGGCCAGCACATCGGGATTTACCACCCGCAAGAGGGCAAAGGTGTTCCGGGTCTCCGCGACGATCAAGTCGCCACGATGCAGATCAAGGCCGATGACATTCTTGAAGCAGTAGCCGTGGTCGCTGAACTCCTCCTCAAAGGGGTTGGACGGAACCCTGCCCGGCATAGGCGGGGATTGGTAGCCCGCTGGAGCCGGGGCCATCGGGGCGGAGGGCGCTTCGTTGCCGGTCAGATAGAGCGCGCGGACAACCTTAGCTCCCGCTTCGAGTTGCATGATGGTAATCATTTCTTTGCTGTTCATAGTCTTGGTCCTTATTTCACGATGACCGCACCTGCGTGCGCCATTTGTTGATATACATCCTCCACACCGGCCGTAGACCAGATGGGGTATTCTGGGTTGCTCCGTCTTTCGATGATGCAACCCCTCGTGCCGCCACGGGGCTTTACCACTGAAATATCGTCCAGATGTAGGTACAATTCTTCAGGGTCGCCATGTTTCGTGGTGACAGGAATTATGAGGAAAGCCACTACGAGAGGCTTACTTCAGGAGCTTGTTCGCTAGTGATGACCGCCCGGCTGAAGGCTTTATAAGCCGGGCCGGTGAGCTTGTTGAAGTTCTTTTTGTCAAGCTCATACTTGATCCGCAAAAGCTCGTCAAATGTGCACGGAACATCGTTGAGCATCCCGTACTCTTTCTTGGCGGTCTCGAGTTCGCTGTCAGCGATCTTACGGTCAATCTTGCAGTTGATCTTAAGGACCCGGCCGTCCGTCAGAGGCCAGTTATTCATGCCCTCTTTGAACTTGTCCCCCAAGGCGGCGCGGACGCTGTCGCGCATCGCCTTACGCATGGTCATTTCCTTATCGGTCAAGACCTTAAGGGCGCGTTTTGCCGTGGCGATCTCTCCACAGAGTTGATCCCAACGGTCAACGTATTGGTCGAAGGTTTCGGTTTGTTCAGTCATCTATTCAGTTCCTTTCCGATGCTTGCCCTGCCCTTCTAATGGGGCTGGTTTCTGGTAGGCAAGAGCTATTTTTGGTAGGTTTTAAGGAAAATAGCGCGGACTTGGGCATACCGTTGCCTTATACCGCTAGATATTGATATACAATAGATTTTGCAAAATCGCCTTGCCTTCCCCTTATGATCCCTCCTAATATCGGGGCTGCAAATCGAGGCAAGGAACACCCCCTATATGAGAAAATCAACGACCAAGGGCCAGCTAATAGGACCCGCCCTCGCTGACGAGGTCATACGACTTCTTGACGAGCATAACTATACAATCGAGCTGTGCCAGCGAGATTTTGGGGTAGGATATACCTGGTTCTCAACGTTTCGGCATAAGCACCATGTAGCATCCGCCGAACGGTTGCAGATCATCTATGAGGAACTAACCGGCAAACCGCTGATTACTCCCACGGTCGTACGTAAGCCCCGATACCCCGCAAAGAAAGTTTAACCATGACCGGACTCTGTACTGGTTATGGCCAGAACGATACCCACGCCGTTATACTCAGCGACGGCAGAACCAACCCCCACCCGAGCGCCGGGACCCCCTATCAATCCATCACTCTCGACCAGCTAGCCTACGAGGTGGCTAATCCGCCGCAGCCCGTCGATAAAGGGGCGGGCGCGTGGATGATCCCTAGCGCCTATATAGAGAGCGACGCACGCAGCCATATTCGTCAACGTCAGGACGGAGAGTTCTACGCCCTCTGGTTCGATGTCGACGAAGGTAACCCGGAGTTATCGAATGTTATCGAAGTAACCCGGAGTATAGTAGGAAGTCACCGCTTTCTAATTTACACGACGGCGAGCTACGGCGAGATACTGCCCGACGGGACGATCAAGAAAAAGTACCGCGGCGTGATCCCACTCGAGCCACCCGTGGCCGGGGTCGCTTATGGCTATTACGCGCAAGCTCTGAACAACGAGCTAGCCGCAAGAGGCATTACCCCCGATCGTGGCACCGAGGGCGCGGCGCAGATACTCTACCGCCCGAACCCGGGCCGCGAATACTTCTATCACATCGAGCCGGGCGCGGTCCTCAATCCCGGCGCGCATGATCTGGGAACCAAGGCGGGCGCGATCTATCAGAAAGCCGTGCAGGACGCGCAAGAGCAAGCCGCACGCCGCGCCGCCCACGGGGGCCATAAGGAAACCTCACGCAGCCCGATTGCCGCGTTCCGCCGCAAGCACCCGACCGAAGAGTTACTCGAGCGGCTAGGCTTCACTAGCCTCAACGGTATCGACTGGCACCATCCCGATCAGTCAACCCGCTCCTACGCAACCCGACTGCATGACGACGGCACGCTCTATACCCGAAGCGAGACAGTCAAATCGTGGGGCGGCAATAACGGGTTCTTCTATGATATGTACGATATAGCCTGCCACTTCTGGGGCAAGGCCGAAACCGAAGCCTACGCCAAACAATGTCTGAAGGATGAGGACGAGGCCCGCTACGGCGATGCGACCGTCGAGCATGGGGCAGCGCAGTGGGACTCCTATCTGCACCAGAGGAGTCTAGAGGTGCTGGAGCGCACCGAGGCAATCCGTAGAGAGCTAGCCGCAGCCGATACCAAGGATACGAATAACGACGAGTGGGATTTGGATTGGCCACCGGGGAAGGTCGGAGAACTGGCGCGATGGATTTACCTGTCAAGCTCACGACCAATTAAACAGTTCTCGATTGCCGCCGCGCTATTCTTCTTCACGGTTGGGGGCAGGAAGTTCAATATCAATGGTAAGGGCTTGAACCTCTACCTAATGCTGGTAGCCGGAACCGGGCGCGGCAAAGGGGTCGTCAAGGATGGGTTGGACTCGTTCATGGGGCAGATACTTCAAGAGGCGCAGAACCCCGGCCTAGCTGCCCCGTTCGGCTATGATCTGGCGGTCAGTGAGGCGGGCATTCGTAAAGCCCTCCACAATCAGAACCCCATATGCGCCTACAAGGCGGAAATGGGTGGCACGCTCGAACGTCTTAATCGGTCATCCATGAGTACCAATGATGAAGGCTTGCGCGATATGCTTAGCCTACTCTACGATACCGGCGATACGAAGTTCATCGGGACCGCGCAAGCTAGCTCCGCAGAGAACACCAAGGCGGGGGTCTATATGCCCTGCCTCTCACTGGCCGGGGATACTCAGCCCCATATCTATCGGCGACTGCTAGGCGGCGAAAGCGTGGAGAGTGGCTTTGCACCCCGCATGGTCCCGTTCTTCTATTACGGTAAGCGAAAGTATCATAACGAGGACTCCGAGAACTATCGCAAGGCACCGGCGCTATTGATCAACGAGGTCAAAGATTTCTTGGTCTACTGCCTCCAGCAAGGCGAGACGGTTGTCAATATCCAGATGACCCCAGAGGTCAAGGATAGGCTCCGTGCTCTGGATAGAGAGACCACGGACATGATCAATCGCGACGCCAAGGGCGCGGAGCTATTGAACCGAACGGTTATCACCAGCCTGAAGGTGGCAGGCGTCCTAGCCATCGGATGCAGCCACACAGCGCCGATCGTAACCCCGGAGCTTTACGATTACGCGGCGGAGATTGTCAAGCGCGGCGCGCAGGAGTCACGCCGGATCGTCGAAAGCGGTGACGCAGGTCAAGGTGACTCGGTCAGGATAGCCCGGCTCAAAGACGCCGTTAAAAGGTTCACGGGCGGACTAATCAATCCAGACGTTAAGATTAGTACCTATAAGACCCCCAAGAGCATCGTCGACAATCCCGCCCTGATAAACTATAACTTCTTCGCGTACTCTCTCAAGACCAGCGACTTCAAGAGCGAGAACGGCGGGCGCACCTATGAACAGAATATCCGCGAAACAATTGAAGAAGCTGTTAGGCAGGGGCTATTAGAAGAGGCTGCGGAATTGATTGTTCCGGGCAGGCTCAAACAGAAAGTCTATGTCATAGGGCCGCATTTTAACTAATGCAGCGCTGGTTTAAGGATGGCCACCGTGGATCGTAAACCAGAAATCCAAGTTCATGAAAATAAAAAGCTTCAGGTAAATGGGGACCAGGTCCGTCCCCGGATAGACTCCAATGAAATCAATGGGTTAGCAGGAAAATATTTTACTAGTTTATGTGCTGGTCCCCGGTTATTATCTAGTTTTTTATCAATGATTTCAACGGCTTACAGTATATCGTCTACGGATCAAGTGGGGACCGGGAAATATGGGGGTCTAACGGGGGGTCTAGGGGGGCGTAACAAGGGGTGGGCTAGTTTATTCGGGGGATTTTGGCTTTTTAGGGCCACCCCCGTGATTTCTGGTCCCCAGTAGAGAAATGCGCAGCACGTGAATGTCTTAAGCCCTTGATTTATATATATATTATTTTTTAATACATATAGAAAAGAGGGGACTAAAGGGGGGACAGAAGTGGGGACGGAACCGCATACCGCAGTCCCCAGTTGCAAATGACAGAAAACAAGGAGAAAAGGAGGTTTTTGGATGGCTAGGTTACCGGGGATAAAATACCGAAGTCCCTCCTGTGCTAAGTGGCCATGGGTTTATGAGGCGGGTGCTACCTGCGCAGTAAGCCTGTACCAGAGGGTGCAGAATTACGACTGGAACGCGCACAACGTTCCGATGGTGCTCACCAAGCCCGCTCCGATCACGGTTAGAGAGATCACGTACCGTAATGGCTGGATAACAGCCGCCATGGTTGTCGGGCATTTGATAGGGGTGGCGGTCATCTATGACGAAGGCAAACTGGTGGCAATCGGGAGCCGCCTTAGCCTCGCGTTCCTTGACGAACGGTGGCCTGTCATATCCCCCAAGAAAACCGTCGCCTATCTAACTCACGCTGACCGACTCGATCCGCCTGATATTCCCCGTATCAAAACCCACGAGCTACGAGCGCTCCGAATTAACCTTCTAGGTATCCAGCACCGGGTCTGCGAACTGTACCCCGGCTTCAGGATACGTCGCCCCGGTGGCCAGCAACCCGGGCAGGCTGAGGTCTGGTTACAACCTAATGACGGGCAGGGCAGGCTACTAGGTGGGATAATCTGGGAAGCGGACTATTATTACTTCGATCACTATAAAAAGGATCATCGGCGGATAGCCGCGAAATAGCAGGGGGCGGCTAGGATGCCTCTGGAATGCCTGTGCTTGCCTATCGGGCGGGGGCTATGGCAGGCCGGGCAGGGTATGCGCCTCCTACGCCCTCCTATCGCCTCAAATTATTTTATACCTTCGTGCAAATAGGGGATTGCAACCTACGTATAAATATGAGAAAAAGGATCATCGAAAGCAAGCAAGGAACCGAACCGATGACCAACGTCGTAAAAGAACTGATTATCCGCATCGAGAACCGCCGCGCTGAAACCGCGCATCCCTGCAAGTCGTACGCTACGGAGGCCAAGGCAGAGGCAGTAGCTGAAAAATACGCGACGATCTTTGCAAATTACTTCACGCGCTTTGATGCGACCAACATCAAGCCTTGCCGCTACATCGTGGCCTACAACGAGGCTTGGGGAAAATGGGTGATCGGTTTTGATTTCACCGAGCTTCTTGGGCGCAGAACCTCGACGGGTGGATATCTTGGAGTAGCCTCCGACAAGGGCTTCTACACCTACTGAAACCAACGGGGGCTGCGGCCCCCAACCCAACCGAGAGGAACGAACAAATGAAATCCCTGAAACTTGAAATCTGCGGCGACGAGCTTCAATTTTACCGGGCGGTAATATTGAAGCACGACGAGTCCGGCAACCGCAGGGTGCTGGAAATAACATACGCCGACGATCTGGACACTCTTAGCGATTGGTTTTCTGAAAATCACTCTGATACCATCTATGCCTACAATGACGGCGAACTCGATCATGCAGGCGAGCTAACCGTATTTGAGGCGGCTACAGCCTTGATGTACTAACCTCAACCGAAAGGAACCAGACAATGACCCCCGAATATAAGAAAGGCTACCTCGCCGCCCTGAAGGACGCAGGCGACCGTTTTGCAAAACTCGCTGATGATACCCAACGGGAAATCAGCACGGGATTGGTTGCGCAGCGTAACGGCGGACCCAACTGCGACGTTCAAAAGTTGCTTGCGGTCAAAATCGGATATATTGAAGCCCTGACTCTAATCATGGCTATGGAAAAGGAAACACGGAAATGACCCCCGGAATGACCGTGAACTTGAAATCCTACTCAGGAGTCCGCGTGCGGCTCCTGACCATCGCATCCAAGACCTTTCTTGGAACCCCGATCTGGCACGTCGTAGAGGTGCAGGGCGAAGCCACAGGACAGCACTATACGGCCAGCGAGCGGCAGTTCATCCGCTAAGATCGAAAGCCCGCCGCCTGTGCGGGCTTTTCTGCGTCTTGACTATACCGAATAACCCTCTTGCCTACCAACGGCCGGGTAACCTAAGCTGCCCTCGCATCATGAAAGGACCACACCCATGCTAACCGAGAATTTGACTATTGAGGAGTTGACTGTCAAGCTCCGCAAGACCCGCAAGCGCAACCGTAAGCTCGACAGGCTCGTAGCATCTTTAAGGCAACACCAAGATGACTCAGAGATCAAAGTTCGTCTAGTTGAGCGAGAGCTAGAAGGCGAGCGGTCATACCGCGACGTTTTGGCTAATGAACTAGCAGACGCGCGACGGGAAACCGGTGAGACCCGGGAACGCCTGAAGCTCGCTCGTATCGAACTGGAAAAGGCGCGGAGAGAAATACAGACTCTTCGCAACCAGATACCCGAGGTGGTGGAAAAGCCAGCGCAGTACCCCTACCTGCGGGTGATAGAAGTCGTGACCCCCGGCGAGTTTCTCTACGGGATTGGTCTATACGACTCCTCTGACGGGCCGGGGTATTCAATCGTCAGTTGGCAAACCGGCGATCTCAACGAGGCGTTCACCAACAAGCGCCGGGCAGCGGCCAAGGCGCGGGAACTGGCTAAACGCCTCAACATTCGGTTTCACGACGAAACCCCGCCCAACCCGGGCAACTATTACTCACAACTGATAGGGGTCGAGGTCGACTATAACGGAACTCCTCACTATCACGTGGACTGGGAGGCGGTGGTCCCTGTGGTGGAGGTCGAGGAGTGAGCCGCTTTCGTACTCAAGGGCGGCGGGCTGCGTTCGCATTGGCAACACAGCACGACGCCGATCTCCTGTGCCCTCATAAAGAGGCGGACGGAGGATGGTCGTGGGAAGCGCACGCCGCAGAGTGGAGGGAGGGGTTCCTAGAGCGCTCCGCCGAACTCACCGAGGCAGCTACCGCGGCGATTGTTAGCGCCGCCGATGACGAGCTAGAGGTCGTGGCCGCTGCGGTTCGATCCTGCAACCTCGTATTCACGATGCCCCGCCCCGCTAGGCACCACCACATCTTGCACGCCATGAGTCGCGACTTCAAGCTGGACGCGATCCTGCACGGCCTTCCTGACAACCAAGGGTTCCTCTTGTCAGACGGGACCTTTGCGGACAGGATACGAGCGGCGACGGTAGCCCTCGCCTCTGGTCAGATCGAACAGTTGAACTGGCCTCCTGAACTCTACTCGGAGGATTTGTGGTGACCAATACCCCTCACATCTGGAGAGACCGCAAGCTAGGGCACGGCGACAAGCAGTGCACGGTCTGCCTTGCTACCGACCGGGAGTTGCTCGCTATGGGCGAACTCGATCACTGCCCGGCATTTGAAACAGCCAAGCCCGCCGCCGTCGAAACCCCTACTCGATGGTCAGGCCGGGGTGACCCGGACAATCCCGCCGCAGCGACCTACACGGTGGCCCAGTACGAAAGCCTCCGCAAGTCCCGCGACCGCTTTAAGGAACTCGCTAATCAGTTCGCCACGGACGCTGGTGATCTGGAGCGGGATATTGCCCGGCTGCGCAACATGGTGCTTGAACAGACCGACGGTGAGCCTGACATCGTGGTCCATGCGCGGGCGCTGGTCGCCTATCTGACCCCACTGAGGGAAAGCACGATTTGGGAGGTGGCACAAAATGCCATGGACAAAGAGGGGGTCGAAGCCGCTGACATTGTCATGGCGGCGCTCTACCACCTCGCCAAGCGGAATAACCCCGATGACCTTTGAAGAATTGAAAGCCGCTGGGTTCGTCGAGCATCATCGCTGCGGTGCGTGCGACGACCCCGTAGGGTATCTGGTGCACCCGGATATGGCTGCGGCCTGTTTCAACAGCGGATGCTCCTGTAGCGGCGGGTTCCCTAACCATCGCATCCTGACTCACGAGGAGCTAGCGGCGGTTCCCGGTGGGCGCGCTACCCCGCCCGCTCACGAGTGCGTCGCGCAGATCGTAGGCGTAGGCGGCGCTGGTCCCTTCTACAGTTGTCAAACCTGCGGCAAGGAAATGGACTGATGTTGCCGCAGCACTGGCTAAGGACTCAGCCCCGAACCCGCTGGTGCGATCTGCACGGATGGGTGACGAAGTGGCACGAGCATCACGGACGCTGCCCGATCATCGCTATACCGAGGTTGAAGAAATGACCGTATCTGAACTCATTAACATTTTGTCCAGTATGCCGCAAAGTGCTACGGTATATACTCAGGGCGGAGACCATCGTCACGACTTCAGAACCTTTGACCGGGTCGAGCTTCAGGAGCGCAATACCTTCATACCGGCGGGGGTTTATCTGAACGGTATAGACTAGAATAATCCTTGTCATTCGTTTTGATACCGGCTAAAAGGGGGTATCAGAATTGAAAGGAAGACATCGTGAAACTGGATGACCTAAAGATTGGTATTCGCCTTGCCCTACTCGACCTCGGTCGCGATCCACAGGAGAAATTACCAACAAGCCGGGAAGCGCTCACCGCAAAACTTGATGGACTGCGGAGCGCGCAAGTGCATCATGAGGGATCGAAACTTAAACCCGAGGTAAAAGCGCATCTAAGCCAAAATACGGGCCGGGCGTTGCGCAATCCTCTGCCCATTCCTGAGATCACCGACTATCAACCCCAACCGCGGACTAAAACCGCCGGACAGATCGAACTCGGTGACGGCTGGAAGTTCAAGTGGTTACTGGAGGGCGATACGAAGCCCGAAATCTGGGGCAGCATTGAAGCGCCCAACGGTTCGCTGGTCATTAAGTCATCCGGCTGGTACCGCACCGATGATCCTGAAGCCGCAGCCCGCCACGCGCGATCGTATATCGGCGGCGAAACCTACTATTGAAAGGAAACTGAGATATGACTGACAGTATGGTGGCATTAACGTACAGCTACAAATGCGTCGTGGATGAACGGCAATCCGACGGAGGCGGCGGGATGGAACGAACCGGTCGAACCTTTGGGACTGTCATAGAACGGACCATCGTCGTACCGAAAGGGATGGTCGACGCCTTTTTCGAAATCGACTGGCAACAGCGACAGCGGGTATCAAAAAACGCGGTATTGGTGGAGGGGGTCGAGAAACGCGACATTTCCCTGACATACCCCGCTCCTCATTACTGGGGCTGACCCTGAAAGGAACAAACCCATGAACAATACTATCGAGAACCTACTGGTGGTCTTATTCGTATTTGGAGTAGGATTAGCGGTCCTTGTCGGTCCGGCGGCGCTATACACCTTGACGGTCTACGCCGCTACCGGCGGATGGCAGGACTTCGCAACCCTTGCCCGGATTACCGCCGGATGGTTTTGCATCTGCGTTATGATCCTTGCTCTGTCGCTAGGGGGTTCACGATGAAAACCCGATTTCTCGACTCCCTCACTCCCGCTGTCATCGTCGCGCTTTCCGGTCTCGATATGTCCCGTGAAGTTCGTACGCAAAGGTACCAACTTAAAAAGGCTTTGCCTAACCCCGCCAAGCGGGCTAAGATCAAGGCTGCACGCAAGCAACGAAAGGCAACCAAGAAATGATTTCTCTCGAAAGTCACAACGAGAAGTTGGAGGCAAACGACGCCATCAAAGCCAACCTCTCAGAGATCAACCGGCACATGGGCGCTATCTGTGACCGGCTATATCTCGAACCGGGGGCGACCGCCGCCATGACCAAGAACTTTGAGTCGGTCAAGGAACAGCTTTCCTCGTTCGCCAAAGCGCTCTACGAGCGGTCGCAGGAATTGAGCAACGAGTACAAGGTGCTCCGTGAAGCGGGGTTCGACGAATGATCCCCGGTATTCTGGCCACCGTCGGCACAATGAAGCCCGACCGCGCCCCCGACTTCGTCATCGGCCCACCTGATAACCCCTACATGCAGCGCTGGTGGGTTATCCCCCGGAACTACCAGTTCAACATCTACTACCACCGCATCCTTCGTGACGACGACGACAGCGCTCTGCACGATCACCCTTGGCCTAGCTTTTCGATCATGACCAAGGGCGCGCTTCGTGAGATCACGAACGGCGGCTCACATACGATCATGGCGGGCGACTGCGTATTCCGCGAACCGGAAATGGCGCACCGGCTGGAGCTAATCAGAAACGAACCCGCTGAGACCCTATTCATCACGGGGGCCGCGTGCCGCGACTGGGGTTTCCACTGCCCGAAAGGGTGGCGGCATTGGCGCGACTTCGTTGCACAGAACGAGGGGGAAATCGGGCGCGGCTGCGGCGAAATGGACGAAACCGAAAGCTACCTGTATAACAAGGAACCTGACAAATGACCTCGGACAAGGACCGCAACTGGCCGGGCGATGCCAGCCAAGAGAACGGCAACTACAACTGCACTTGTTGCCAGTGCGGGTTGGTATTCATCGGGCACAAGCGCCGCGTTCAATGCCGTGCGTGCACCAAACCAGAGGATCAGTTGGTTGAAGCTACAGTCGAACTGAAGCGGATCAAGGCTCAACTCGCGATCAAGGGCGGCGACGCCACTTGGCCTACGAAGTGGGCTTATGAGAGCGCGTGCGCGGCTCTGGATAAACATCGCAAGCGGGCGGACGATGCAGAGGCGGCTTTGCGCACCATCGCTGAGACCCCCGCGCATCATGCCGGGCAGACGCCTAACGAGTTTCACTTTCAACAGTTGGCGCGGCAAACTCTTGGCGTCCCGAAACAATACCAGCCCCGCCTGTGTGAGATTGACGATCCTATCACCCAGAGCGAGCTAGGCGCCGCCTTTGGTGAAAGTATGCCTGTCAGCGTCGCGGAGGTGCTATATCATAGCGGTATGACCCTTGCGACTTCTATGGAACTTCGCAAGGCCGTTAACGCGGCGCTCGTCAAACTGGAAAAGGGGGACCAAGATGGTTGATTTCTTGCTGGCGGTATTCGATACCGTAGCTTCGCGACCTGCGGCGCTATTCTTCATTGTGATAGCAATGTACCTGATTGTTGTCCCATGCCGCTACGACCCTGCCATCCGCCTAAAAGAGCGGCTTGACAAGAGAAAGGACAAACGGAAATGAGCGTCGATTACAACGTGGCATACGCCATCGTGAAAACCATGAACGAGGTACTGGCCCTTGACTCCGCTCTGGTTGAGTTGATGGTAAATACCCGCATTCCGTGCGACAAGCCTTTGGCGGATCACTCGAGTGTTCAGGTCAGTGTACAGACCTATGAGGATGGCGCGATTGTCTATTATCGGGTCGGCTTGCTCGGTATCCTGAACGGTATCGCCGGATCGTTCGACGAAGGTGATCGAAAGGGCCACGGCCCTATTGTCGCCACAATGAACCTTGAAGACGGGACCATATCCAGTTTTCACGTTCAGAATGATAACGGCGACGTGGTCTATAGGGATGAGGTACAGAAATGATCTGCCACCTCCGCGATCTCGACGGAACGGGTAGCTTGCATGTTTGTTCGCAAGAGGACCCGGGCGCTATCGCGCACATGCCAGTGAAAGCCGCCCTCGCCATGCCAGCACAGGCGTTCGCCGATGCTGCGACCTATCTTGGCGATCTACTGATGACCGGAACCAACTTGCCGGTGGAACAGGTGGTGACCTTGCAAGAGGCCGTTCGTAATAGGCCGTCCCGGCTAATCTCCGCCCGTCTGGAGCGCCTACTTGCTGAGGAGCGGGAGGCAGAGCGCCAAAGGATCGACGCGCTCCTAGAGGCGCGGCTAGCGGTGCTCCAGCAAGCCGTAAATGAAGGCGACGAGCCTAGAGGGGTCGAAACCCTGACCGGCGAGTATCAACATATAAGAGGACTACTCAAATGAAACCCGGAAATGTAAGATGTATGGACTGCCGGTGCGACGGCAAGGGTGAATGCCCCGGCGAAAGCCCCGCCGACCAAGCGCGGTTTCAGTCGCAGATGGAACGAGAAATGCGGCCCTCTCTGGTCGGAACCACGAGCCGCGGTCCTACCCCGCCGATATACGACAACGCGGAAATCCGCCCGCCCGCGCCGATCATCCCCACGGAGGCCGCACCCGAGACTCGGGAAATCGTACCGGTGACCAGGTATCGAGGTCGAGACGGTGGTACCTACGGCACCCCTGAACTGGCTGCGGCTTCGTATCTTTACGATATAATCGGCGACAACCTTCAGCACGCGGAGGCGCTGACAATAATCAAAAAGCGTCGTGAGCTTCAAGCTGTGTTTGATAGTTTGGACCTCGCCTTGAAGCTGGAGCCGGGACAATGACCCGCGTATATCGGGTCAGACAGGCTCGGGTTCAAGATGCAACCGCAGCGGGGCATAGGCACCGACTGTGGATTGCGGAGTATCAGGTGACCCTGTTCGGTTTTCGCTTGTGGTAGTGGCCGGTGACAGGTGTCTGGCGGTCACGAGATACCGCGGCCAAGCGCGACGTTGAACGGGAGCTAGAAGTAGACGAGCCTCTTGAACCCGCTTGGTATCTCGAAAATTAATTTGCCGTTGGTGCAAAATAGTTCTTGATGTTGGTATAAACCTACTTTAAGAAGGATGGTAGAGGGGCGGCGCAGGGCCATCCCCACCAACTGAAGGACTAAATCAAATGAGCATCAAAGTTTATACCGCCAAATCCTCCGCAGCCCGCGCAGCCAAGAAACTCGCAAGCGCCGCACCCGAGGGAACCAACTTCACGGTCGACCCCACAGACGGCGGATGGAAAGTTACGGAGCACGCCCCGGTCGCCGCACCGCAGGTCGAAGCACCCGCAGAGATTGAAACCACCGAAGAAGTTGCAGGTCCCGGCGCGGTCGAGTTCGGACTTCTTTTTGCCCAACACGGCGGAACGCAGCCCCGCGGTATCTGCAAAGCGCTCCGCGCCATTGCAACGGAGTGGACCGGGAGCCGCAAAGAGTTCTTGGAAGCGGCTTCCATCTGCGGCCTGAATGTCGCCAACGCAGCGGCGGAGTGGCAGGTCGCCCGCAAGAAATGATTTGCCTACTAGCCCTCTGAGACGCTATCAGAGGGCTATCGCATCCACAAGGGGGACAGCCTATGACAGACAGCACTACCAACCACGAAGAACAGAGAGCCGCGAAACTCGCGGCTCTAGCGGCGTTGCCTACGGAAGCCGTCAAGCGTGAGCTTATGGATTATGAGTACCGCGACATCGTGGGACATGAAGGCCGATTGCGTCAGGACGAGCTTACGCAAGAATTGAGGCGACGCAATGGCGCTTAAGCCGGGCGGAGCCAAACAGAAAGGCGCTGACGGCGAGCGAGAGCTAGCCAACCTTTTGGTTGGCATAGCGGCCACCGTTGGCGTCAAGCTGGACCTGAACCGCAATCTGGAACAGACCCGTGGAGGCGGGCACGATCTGGTCGGGCTGGAGATAGACTACGGCCTAGCGGTCGAGGTCAAGAGGGTTGAGGCTATGGCCCTGAACTCATGGTGGGCGCAAGCTGTAAGGCAAGCTAAGGTCGCTGGTTGTGACCCCGTGCTCGCTTGGCGGCAAAACCGTCAGCCATGGCGCTTTCGCATCCGGGGTTACGTCTGGCCGTGCGGCCACGAGCTAGACATCGACCTAGAGCTAGCGCAATTCACCGTTTGGTTCAAATCGAGGTTAGGAAAATGAAGTATATCATGTTCAAAGATATGACGTCAGGGCAGCGACTACCGGTCACCTTCCCCGACGCATTGACTCACTCCGCAATGGCGGAGGCTATCGCTAGGGCGCGACCCGATGACAGATTGTTATCGGTCCTGTCAGCCGGGTTCGTCGTTATGGAAAATGGGTACCTGATAACCCACGGACGCAGCGAGAGCTTGGGGCTATCTTGCGACCCCGCCGACGGGGCTTACCTATCCCTTGGCGACTCAGTCAGTTTTATGGACCCCTCCGCCGCGGTCCATATGTTTCAGATGTGGTTGTCTCATGCCAATGAGGGTTGAAGTTCGCGGCGTCATCTATGGGTCGGTCAAAGAATGCGCCGATGCCTTGGGGGTCAGCATCAAGACCGTCTATAGCGCTCTGGACCGCGGTTCCATTGACAATGTAGGCTCGGGGGTCTACCGAGGCGGACGCGCCCGCTGCCCCGTCGAGATTTGCGGCCATCGGTGGCCATCCTACAGCGCCTGTGCCAGAGACCTCGGTGAAACCCCGGCCATGGTACGCCACGCGATCACCAAGGGAAGTATAAAAGGCAGGGCTAGACTTGAATATCTTACGTCTCAAATCAATTTTGGCTTGCATACCGAAACCGTACGCGGCTATGAAGGGGATGCAAGCTTAGAGAAAGGAACGCAAGTTGCGAATGTGGATGATTGACCCGAAGCTCATGTGCAACCAGCATTTGGTTGGTGAGCATGTCGAGTTGCATATGCTTTACGGCTGTATGGAAAAAGGTCGCAGCATTGCGGGCTACGCCAAGAACGGCGTAGTCGAAATGGCCAAGCTGTCAGAGCGCCACGACGATCTGGTCGAGGAAATGCTGTCAAGGGATATGCGGCACAAGTCACCGATGGACCCGGTCAAGGCGGCGACGATGGTTAGCTATCTTGCGCCGTTCGAGCGGGAGGCGACCGTAGACCGCCAAGCCTCATTGGCGGAGCTTCACCGCCGTTGCCCGGCTTGCTGCAAACGAGCGGGGGTATCATGGACCTGAAGTCTATGAGCAAGGCGGGTATCATTACCCGCGCCGAACTCCGGGCGATCTCTCACGGTAAGAAGGCCATCAAGAACGGTCATATCTGCCACCGCGACACCAAGATGGTTGACGGCAAGTTGATCGTTCGCCATCGCCAAATCAGGAGGCTAAAGGATGGCTAACCCAGTTGGATTTCAGGGCGCTAACTTCATCTTTGGTGCGCCTGCGGGTCGAGAGGATACCGTACGCGATCTGGAGGTAGCGATATTCCCGGATCACTCGGTCAGCTGTTGGCGGCTTTCAGAGGAGGAACTCGCAGAGGTCCAGCGAACAGGCGTCGTATGGCTGCGAATTGAGGGGACCCGAATGTTCCCCGTCTACGTGAGCGGTGAAGCCCTCGTACTTATTGGGGACGAACCCGCTAAAGCTGAACCGTATATACCTTTGAAAGGACGGTCATGACTAGCAGAGCATCAACAGAAATCGACATTCGGGTAGGGCGGAACCTCCGCCGTGCCCGTCAGCATAGGGGCTATACTCAAGACGAGCTAGCCCGGCGCATCGGGGTACGGTCGCAGCAAGTCCAGAAATACGAGAGCGGCGAAAATCGCATCACCGCCGGGCGGCTCTGGCAAGCGTCGCACCACCTGCGGGTACCGATCACCGATCTATTTGATGAGGTGTTCACATGCCTGTAGCGATTAAGCTGGAGCCGCACCAAGAGAAAACGGTATACCCCGAAGTCGAGCAGTGGGCGTCGGAAAACTTCCATCTGGTCGACAGCGTCGATCTGTTCAAGGGCAGATTGACAATCACTACCCGGTCTATAATCCATGACCGGGAAACCCTTGACCTCATGATCGAGGACGGTATACTTGACCCGACCGAGATTGATTACGAAATCGAATAGGAGCATCAAAAACATGATTACGAATACCGATGAACGCGCAAAGGCTATCCATGCCGCCAACGTCTCCGTTGGTTGGTGGGATGAGTGGCCGAACAAGCTCGACCGCCATGACACGGCGATGATGCTGACGGTCACCGAACTCGCGGAGGCCGCAGAGGGCGCACGCAAGAGCCTCATGGATGATCACCTACCGCAATACGACATGTTTGCGGTGGAGTTGGCTGACGCATCAATCCGGTTGCTCGACCTCGCCGGGGCTTACTTTGAACTGGGTATTATGCCTGTCGGCGCTGACCACGGACACCCGTCCTTACAAGCGTATATCAACGCTTATACGGAAGCCCCGTGGTTAGAGGCTTCTATGCGCAAGCTGCCTAACCCTCTCGCACAGTTATACCAGGTCGTTAAAAGTATAACGGAGTATGACATGGGAGAGGCCGTCCAGGTTGCCGATGGCTTGGGGATGCTCGCCGTTCTGGCAGAGGTGCACGGGATTGATCTGGACCCGATCATCGACGCGAAGCTAGCCTACAACGCTGAACGACTGGATCACAAGCGCGAAAGCCGGGCCGCGAAAGGGGGTAAGAAATGGTGAAGTTCGATCTCACCAAACCCGTAGAGCTTGCTAATGGGACACCCGCCCGGATCATCTGTACTGACCGGAAACATCCTGACGAACCGATCATCGCGTTGATTAGCGATAGTCACGGAAAGGAAACCGTAAAAACATACACAGCCGAAGGTCATAGCCCCTATCCCGGGTATGACGATCTTGTCAATGTTCGGGAGGAGTTCGCCTACCGTGTCAACATCTACCGTTACAAAGACGGTCGGGTATGGGCGGGCACCCCGGTACCATCCGGTCGAGCTTTGCCGTTCGAAACCAGTAGCGGAGCCGAATGTATCGCAATTGCATCTTTCACCGTTAAAGAGGGCGATGGCCTGAAGGAGTGACGACCATGGAAAATCTACTCGAAATGCTGAACCCCAATACGAGGCTACTGAAACCCGAGATCATGCGCCGTCACAACGCGCTGGTCGTCGAGAACAAGACCTTGATCGAACAAATGGCCAACCGCAGCCGGGCTATTGACGATCACAAAGCGGTCATAGCGGCCATGAAGAAAGACTACGACGAACAGACGGCGCACTTGAACGACCTGACGATCAAGTGCGCCGGGCTGGAACAGGAATGTGCCGCCCTACTCAGGGAACAAAGCAAAGACAGCGTCTATATGGTGGAAAGCGACGAGCTTTTCAGGCAGCGGGTTGCAGATGCTCGCCGTAGCTCCAGAACTTGGTTCTTCGTATCCATCGCCCTGTCGGCCTTTGCTTTGATCATGGTGCTTATACTCTAATACCTCTTGCACGAGGCGCTGCGGTGGGCTAGCATCGCAGCGCATCAACCGGAGATAAACGAAATGACCTACTACCATAAGTCTCGTGAACTAGCTCTAGCGGCGGGTCAGCCCTACGAGCAATACTGGACCTCCCGTGCCGAACTCGAACCCGACAACGGTTGGGTTCTTATCCTTCAGCCCAAGACCACAGAGGTCTTTAATTGGGCGATCCTGCCTATTCTCGAAACCGCTGAGATCGACCTTAGCGGATGCCCCCGGCTCCGCAAGCGGCCACCGGAGTACCGCGCAGCAACGCCGCCCGAACGTCCCAAGCGCCCCGCCCCGACCTCGGTGGCCGCTGATACCCCGCCGCCTACTTGGCAACCCGGCAACAAACTTCCTTGGGAGTAATAATGGATTACATCGTACTTGAATGCACGCAGACCATGGAGTTTTGTCGATGGGGGCATAAACCCTATGGTCTGTGGGTGCCGGTAGAGGCGATCAGGCGGACGAAGCGTAGAGGGAATAACTTGGTGGTGGAAATAGTGTATCTAGCCGCCATGCCGGGATACGCTTTTGTTCCCCGATCTAACTGGGTCGAATGTCGGCGTCACGTTCCGTCTCAGTATAGGGTGTCGGTAATGGAGTACGATTATGTGGGTCGTCCTAAGACTGTCTCTCTGGATGATCTCACCCGGATGCAAGAGTTTATTCAGGGCGAACGGCTGGAGTCTTTGGCCCTTGAGGACGCCCCGCTCGTTATCGGCGATAAGGTCACCATCATGGTCGCCCCTTTCGAGGGGATGCGTGGAACAATCCAAAAGATTAGGAATGACAGCGTTCGTCTTTTGGTAGGCACTAAGTACATCAGCCTAAACCCCCGCTTTTTGCAAAAAGTATAAAGATTACGCTTGCGTGCACCGCGCCTCTATGCCTTGGCTTGGGGGCTTCCCGCCCTCTACGGGCTGGAATGTGGCCTCTCCCACCGAAATGGTGACGAGCGGCGACCACGGGAACGGAAAGGCGTATGAACTATCAGCATCTTAAACTACGACGTCAAAAAGGCCGAAAGATATATCTAACGGCTGAAGAGTTCCTGTCTGACGCAATCGAATACTTTGAGTGGGCACGCGACAACCCGCTAGAAGAAGAAAAACTCTTTGCGCACCAAGGCGAGGTTACTCGTGCCGTAGTCGATAAGCCGCGCCCCTTCACCAAGCAAGCGTTGGCCCTATATCTCGGGGTTCCGGTCAGTCGCTTCGACTGCTACAAATCTCGCACAGGTAGTGACTCGGAGCCATGGCGCGAAGTCATGGAAATAATCGAACAGGTAATCTATACCCAGAAGTTCGAAAACGCAGTCGCGGGTCTCATGAACGCCGGAATTATAACCCGCGATCTGGGATTGACCGACAAGCAAGAAATCGGTGGTATAAAAGATGCCCCGCCAGTTGCGTTCAACATCGTACCAATAGCGAGCGGCACTTTCTTGCCGCCTGAAGAACCTGACGAACCGGCTGTGATGCGGGCTAGTTCGTCAGGCTAGCGGACGGACTCCCCGAAATGTCCCCCAAGGCTAACCCGGGTTGAGACCGTCCGCGATATAACACCGGGGGATAGAGTATGAGAATAACAGTCCTGTTAATCATCGCCTACGGGCTGAGAATGACGGCGGCTGTTCTGCGCGGGTGGGCTGGTTCCTTTCATGCTTGCAAATCTGATAGCCCAAGCCCGCCTGCGCGCCCTCCTGAGCCTCTTAAGCTCGATTTGGCTAGCTGCCCCTATTGCGGGGGCTTGCATAGCCCCCACGGCCGCTGCAATGGCTGCGGCGCACCAGCACTAGGAGTCACCTGACATGGCCGATCTCACCTGCCGTCCCGGATGCACCGAAAATGAACCCGGCGACCTCCCAACCGCCCCGCCGACTGCCGGACCACCGGCGGCTCCGGTCGAGTAAGGTTTAAATACTTCATACGTGAGGTAATCTGAGCATGACCTTAGATCAGCTTATATCCGACAACATGGCTACCTTGATCATGGGGTCATTTGGTCTGGTGGCCACCGTGGTCACCATCCGCCTTACCATGCGTCAGGTGGTCCGTGATGTCGCATCCTTGACCGGCCGTCTCAACAATCACAGCGACCGCATCAAAGACCTTGAGGTCAAACAGGCGGAGCGACTAGGGTACGAGCGAGCCATGACCGAACTCAAGCAAAGGATTAAGGTGGCGTAATGTCTCCAGATAACAACCCTTACTCCAACTTCTTTTCGGGTATGCCATCATGGGTCAGAGGGATTGTATTAGCGATGTCGGTTGTACCGCTATCGTTTGCCGTCAGCGGGCAGTTCTTGGGGGTCAGAGTTGGGGATTATCTCGACCGCTACGTTGAAATCCAGTTCGAGCAAATGCAGCGCGTTACCGATAATTCCGCCGACAAGGTAATAGAGGCTGTCAGCGAACAAGTCGGCGAAATTGAGGAACGCTTAGCGGATACCTCGAACCGCGTCGAAAGACTTGAGGGGTGGGCTTGTTCGGGAGGCAGAACCGGCCGTCCTGACTTTTGTAAGGGAATAAAGCAATGACCCCTTTTGATTATCGCCCCGAGTCGTCAGAGGACGAGGACTGGGCCGACAATTGGTTGAGCAACAGCCTTGCTTACCTGAGCGACCGTTTCATCCCCAAGTGGTGCCAGAACGGCGACCATTGGACCGTGCGGATTACGCTCTATCTGTGGGCCGACTGCGCCTGCTGTCTATTCTTTCGCGGAGTCACCGCGGGGGTTTCGCTTGCGGCCTCGGTGGCCGCTCTAATCTACCTCGTATCATAATAGGAGTCCCACAAATGGCTTGTGGTTGCGGTAAAAAGGCGGCTCGTCCGTCCATCAACAAAACTACGGTAGCTCGCGTCGGTTCGACCACCTCACGGGTCGATACTGCCAAGACCTACCAATCGGCTACGATCAAGAGCGCGCCGACCGCCCCGGTATCTGGTACGACCCGGAAAACGGTTTAATGATCCGTGGACCTGAATATCCCAGAAGTCTACATGCCTCTGTGGCATGGGGGCTATGAACATTACGCATTCTTTGGCGGTCGCGGCGGGGCGAAATCCCACGGGGTAGGCGAGGCCACCGTTGCGCTGTCATGCCGATCTGAAGAACGGGTCGTTTGCGGACGTCAATATCAGAACTCTATCAAGGACTCTGTTAAAGAGCTACTTGAAAAGAAAATCTACTCGATGGGTATGGCGGCTTACTTCAAGTCGACAGACCGTGAGTTGATCAACGTAAGCACGGGTAGCCGGTTCAGTTTCTTGGGTATGGACCGCAACCCGGAAAGCGCTAAATCGTTAGAGGGTGCTACGTTCTTCTGGGGCGAGGAGGCGCAGACCTTTACGAGACGCAGCGTCGAGCTTATCGTTCCTACCATCCGGGCCGCTGGTTCGCGGATGGCTTGGACTTGGAACCCTCGGTTTCGTACGGACGAGGTCGACTCGATGTTCCGGGGTCCGCACCCGCCTGAAAACTCCTATATCCGTAACGTAAGTTGGCGAGATAATCCTTGGTTCTATCGAACACGGATGCCTAGCGAGTTCCGGCGCAGCAAGCTCGCCAAGCCTAAACGTCATGCCCATATCTGGGAAGGCGGATACGACGAGAACCCCGACGCGGCGATCTTTGATAACTGGGCCATCGGACGGCCTTATGTCATCCCTGATAAGTGCATCCCGCGCTACGGTATGGATTTCGGCTTTGGTTCCGATCCGAACGCGGTCGTCAAGGTCTATGTCATCGAACCAGAGGATTTGGGTCTTGACCCTGACTTCTATATCGGTTTCATTTATATAGCCGCTGAGTCGGTTGGTTATAAGGTTGCAAATAAAGACCTGCCCGCCTTGATGGACGCTGTGCCCGGCATTCGTGAGTGGAATATTACGGCCGACAGCGCCCGACCTGAAACGATCGACTATGTGAACTCAAAAGGGTTCAATGTATTCGGTTCGATCAAGGGCGCGGGTTCCGTTAAAAACGGTATCAACTTCATGCAGGGGTACCAAATCCTAGTTGATCCTGACTGCCCCGTTACGGCGGAGGAGATCAAAAACTATATGTGGAAGTTGGACCCCAACGACAAGCCGCTGCCTATGCCCGCCGAATATCAGCAAGATCACTGTATTGATGGCGTTCGTTACGCTATTGAGGATTTGACTCGCGATGACTACCAAGGCGGTGGCGTCGATTACGTATAAAGGACACGACCAATGGCGCTTAGTATCTGGCCGTTCCAGAAAGCCGCCCCAAACAGGGGGTCTGCTGACGGCCCCAAACAACCGGACGTTTTCTACCTTAATAACGGCGTAGGGGTTGCCGTCGTCACGTGGTCTGACAGCATCGCCGCGCAACAGGCTATGTCGCATCCGATCGTATACCGGGCATTGCATAAGCTCGCCTCGTCGGTGCAACAAGTCAAGTGGTTCGCTGAGATCGACCCGGATACAGCAACAGAAGACCAGGCCGGAAAGGTTGCAATTATTCGCAAGCTGAACGCTGTACTCAATTCGCCAAACGATGACATGACCCCGGAAATGCTCCGGTACTGGTTGGCGCTCAACTATGCAGTCTACGGACGCGCCCCGCTTCGCGTTACTCATGGCGCGCTTGACCCCACGGTGGCCAATGGTATCTACACTCTGGAAACCAAGCAAATGGTCGCGCATTATAACCAGCGCGGTTCTGTCACCAAGTACGATTATGGCATGGGTGAAACCAAAGAGTCATATCCGTCGTTCTTGACGTGGAAAAACGAACGCCTGACCAAAGGCTTTGCTGATATGATCTGGCGACCCGGCCTGAAGGGGTACCAGCATCGCACCGATTATAATACGCCAATGCACTCGCTTGGTTTGCCTGCGCAGGTCATTCGTTCCCTCTTGGTCCGGGCAATCAACACGGCTGAGGGTCACCCGAACGTTCGCTACCTCGTCACCTGTTCTAAAACTCTTCAAGAGGAACAGAAAAAGGCACTCAAGCGGTACCTGAACGAAGACCACGGACCTGACGGCCCGGAAAGCGGCAAGGTGCCTATTCTTCAGAACGCCGCCGATGTGGTAATTCACAAGCTCGACAACGATCTGTCGGACATTCACAGTAAGATGCCTTCTGACGACATGGCACGATTGATTTTTGGCGCTTTCGGTATCCCTATCGCCCTTGCGGGCATGGGGGCAGCGGATGGCGCTAAGTTCGCTGGTAACTTCATCGAAAGTCGCGCTTCGTTCTGGCAGGATACGGTGGTTCCTGATTATGTGAGTCCGATCTTTAAGGGCTTGACTCGGGTGCTCTGTCCTATCGGGGTTCGGATCAGTCCTGACCTCGACTCCATCCCGGCGATGGTCGATGGTCGCGTTAGCTCGATGTCTAAAGCAAGCGCCGTCAACTTCTTGACCACTGACGAAAAGCGCGAATTGTTCGGGTGGGCCGCGACCACCTTGATACCTCAGGTACAAGGGGCAACCACAACCCCCGCCGCCGCGCCAACCACGGAGAACCCCCCAAATGAATAACCGTATTTTCTTGACAAAGAAAGAACCTGACCTGACGCAGCGCGAAACGCTCCAGATCAAGTTCACCCCGGCCACTGACGACGAAATCCGCAAGGCGTTGGGCGACGGTACCGATATTCCAGAGGGATACATTGCGGGTTGGGCTTCAACGCCCGATCTCGACCACTATCGGCACCGCGTTATGCCGGGAGCCTTTGACGACTCGATTGCTGAAAAGGGTCTTACTGGACCCGCCGGTATCAAGCTGCTAATCCAGCACGACGCGGGCAAGCCCGCCGGTTTGATCGTGGTTCTAGAGAACCGCAACAACCGGCTCTGGATTGAAGCGCAATTGAACCTGAAAATCGGGTACGTGCGCGACTATTACGAAGCCGCCAAGATGACCGGCGGTATGAACTTCTCGGTCGGGTTCTACCTTCAGGACTATGAGTTCAAAACCGACAACGACGATGTGGAGTATCTCCAGATCAACCGAGGCGAGCTTGAAGAAGTTTCCGTTGTCACCTTCCCCGGCAACGCACAAGCTCAAATGACTTTTATCAAGAGCGCCCCCGAACAGGACGGCGTCTTTGAAACCCTTTCCGACCTGGAAAAAGCGCTGGTCGCCTCCGGTATCGTGAAGAGCCGGAACATCTCGGCGATGATCACCTTGACGGTGAAGAAGAACATCAAATTGTTCCAGCCCAAAGAGACGCCCCGGGTGGTGTCTGACGAAACCCTTGATACGATGCAAAAGAGTATTTCTGAACTCCTTGCTTTGGTCAAGACTTAACGCAGCGCTTAACGGGAGTAATAACCATGCGCGATACCACAATTCTGAGCCGGGGCGCTTTCCTCACCAAAGAGGCACCGCCCATTGACGACAAGATCAAAGAGGCCGGGCTTGAAAAGCTCGCCAAGGATATGTCGGATGCGGTCACCCATATGACCAAATTCAAGACCGACTACGAGGCGGACGCAAAGGTTCTCAAAGAACTGCGCGACAAAGTCGAAAGCCTCGGTTCGGTGGACGCTGAGACCAAGGCCGCTCTGCAAAAGACCGGGACTGATCTGGCAGAGTCTTTGACCAAGCTTCAGGCTTGCGAACAGGCGATTGAAACCCTCAAAAAGGAAATGGATCAACCCATTTTCCGGGGCGACAAGGACCTGAAGGACCATGACCGGGAAAATGCGATTGCACTGCAGCGCCGCGCCCATATCCATAAGGGCGGCACCCAGCACGATTTCGTTGCCGATCTGGACAACCTCGTCAATCCGGCTGATTACCGCTCTGCGGTCCACAAGCTTATGAGTGTTGGAACCGAGACCAAGGCGGGTATCATGCGTCAGTTCTCCGAAGCTGAACGCAAGGCGTTTGACGCGGCCTCGCTCGACAGCGGCTTCTTCAGCCCGGAACTTCTCGGTATCGAGGTTGACTGCGAAATCGAGTGCGCCTCGTTGCTTGATCTGTACCAGCAAATCTCGGTCAGCCGTTCGACGTTCATGTTCCCCCACGTGGAGAGCTACGGCGACATCGGCCAGTATGACTGCGATGCGAAGTGCGACGCTGAGTACGGCCCTGAAGGCAACATTACCTGGAAAAACGGTCAGACCTACGACTTCCGTGGCGTCTTCTGTTTCCAGCGTGACACGCTGCGCGAAGCCAACTACGACTTGCTCGGCTTCATGATGCGGGCAGCGGCCCGGTCCTACCGGATCAACCGCAACCAAGCCTTGATCACCGGCGACGGTGTCAACGAACCGATGGGTTGGTTGACCGCAGATTGTTTCACCAAGCTGCAAACGCCCGCCGCCAACCCGACGCACCAAGACCTGCGTCAGTTCTTGGCGTCGGCTCCGGTTGAGTATGGCCCGGTCACGGCGACGATGCACCAGAATGTGTTTGCGTACTTCGCTTCCATGGTCGACAATACCGGTCGGTTCATCTTTGGCGACGGTTTGATGGGCTTCAGCCCCAATGACGTGCGGGACTCCATCCGCATCAGCAACTGTCTGCCCGATGCGACCGCTGGCGGTACCCTCGGTTCGGCTGACGATCCTTTCGTCGCTGGCGACTTCATTCTCGCCGCCGGTGTTTGGGAACGAGCCTACGCCGCCGTGAACCATCGCCCGATGTTCATGGAACAGTACGAAGGCGGCTCCAGTGCATGGTGCGTCAAGTACCAGTTCGGCGCGAAAGACGGCGGCTTTGTCGCTTGCTGCCCCGCCGCTCGCACACTGACCGCCGGTGCCGGGGGCTAATCGCTCCCGTTGACCTTCTACGGTGGCCGATGCTGGCCACCGTTCAACCCCTCTAACTCAGGAGAGTTAAGACATGCCTGTTCAATCTAACATCGCCGTCGGCACGGTTGGCACCGTGGCTTGGGATGGTACCACGGCACGCCCGATGGATATTCGTAAGCATATCCGGTTCGGTTGGTCGTTCGAGGTCATCGGAGCAATCGCGGTTGACGCTGTGTTCAATATTCGGTCGGCCCCGCCGTCCGCTGAAGACCCCTGTGTTCCCGGCGCTTTCGCCGCGGTGCCTGAGGTCTCGATTTGCGACAGCCCTGCGGAGCCGAGTGCGCAAGCAACCGTGACGATCCCCGCCGGTACCCCTATCGGCACAATCTGCGGCGGCACTATTCCTTGTCGCCCGAACGCTTTTGTGCAACTCGTTTCGGCGTCGGGCACAACCGCCAATGTTCTCGTCGTGGGGCTGCGCCAAGGGCCGACCATGTAATGAGAAAGCTGGTAGCAGGACCCATTAATGCGCGCCGTGGCCATACGGTGCGCATTACTACCCGACTGACACGCGGGCTGGATTATGCGCACCTGTCAGTATATTCTTCTATTCCGCCGTTTGAGCCATCGCCGCATGTACCGATGTTCAAACTGGGGTTGCTCAAATCCGGTCGACCGGCGATGACCAATCCCACAACCTTGCGGTTGACCAGAGCTATGAGGCCGCATCAAACAATAGAGCTTACAGCCGACGAGGACTGCCGCTTTCTGTTGTATCAAGAAACCGACACCGCTGACGATAAGCTCGTTAAAGCAAGGATCATAACCCATGGAAACTCAAGAATTGCTCGACTCATTGCATCTGCGTTCGGATGGCTTCGTTGAAAACGCCGAAGGTGATTTCGCGGTCGTCATGAAAAACAAAACAGGCGTCAAGCCCGACGGGCGTCGCTGGTTCCGTTTCAAAACCTCGTTTCAGGCTGACCCGATCGTGGTCACTTGGGAACGCCCCGACAATCTGGCGCTGTTCCCTGAGGTCGTCGCGCGGGCTTTGATCGGTAAAGGTTACGGCGCTAGCCCTACCCCCGAGTTTTTCGCCTCGTTGTTGATGGAACCGCTTGATGTCGTCGAACCGGTTGAGCCGTCAGCGCCTGTCGAACCCGCAGCGCCGACCACGCCGACGGATGTGTCAAAGCCGCCCGAACCGAGCGAGCCGAAAGATGCCGCCGCGCCTATCGCCCCGCCATCCCCGGAAAATGCCCCGCCTAGCGCGGAGCCGATCATTTCCGCCCCTTGGGCCGCTGGAGCTAATACCGCGCCTCCAGCCCCCGTTCCAGCGAGCGACGAAAAGGCTGAAGCGCCTAAGAAGAAAGCGCCGCCCTCCACAGCGGACAAGAAATAGCGCCGCCGCGCTAGAACGGTGCCCCGGTTCGGCGCGATGATGGCCGGGGTTCCTCAAACCTAGGAGGTGACCTAATGGGTACTCTGACCTGCCGTACAGCTTGCGCGCAGAACACGGCAACAGTCCTTGTTTCTGCGCCTTGCTTCACTTGTGTAGCGCCCGCTGAGGTGGTCTAAGCACAATTAACAACCATCGCCCCGCCTAGCGGATAACAGGTAGGCGGGGCTTCAACTCAAGCAAGAGGGCTACAGCCGTGCTTTATTTTACCGCAGATGCTCGTGACGGTGCTCCGTCTGGTGCGGCTTGTGACACCTGTTGCTGCAAGTCAGTCGCCATGCAACCCGGCGAAATCAACCTGATTGAAATCAACTACGCCCCGTGGACACTCCCCCTCGGTGGCCCGGGTCTCATTAACGGAGGCTTTGAACATTATGTCACCCACGATGAAAGCGGGTGCGCGTCGGGGGTGATCAATGGGTTTGCCGCGCCAAGCAATACAAATTACCAGTTGGTTCTTGATCCTGACGAGGCAGCTTTTCTTGTCATTGATTTGACCACCAACGAGGGGCCGATTGATCCCCTGAACACGATGACCTACAGTATCGTTCCGCTGAGTGGGCCGCTCTATGGCACCCTGTCGGACTTCGATGCAAATGGACAGGTCACCTATACGCCGGGTTCCAACTACCGCGGCGCAGATTATTTCGCCTACCAGATGTGTGACCCCGAGGGGCGGTGTATTATTCGCACGGTTCAGGTCACCACGACAACGACGGTCGGCGATGCAAACCAGAACGCGAACCAAGACCCCGGTCGCCTATCTCTGGTCCCGTACGTCTACTCTGATAAGGCGATGGTTGACTCACGCCTGCAAACGGTTCGCTTCCCGGTGTATATGCCGCTGAGTTGCCGCCCGTGCGATCAGTATCGCCTGACCATTCGTATGCGAGCGCGGGACTGCGATGCGATCGTATACCAGCACCTTTCGTGCTACGATTTCCGTTGCCGCAACTGCGGCTAATACGAGGGCTGAAAATGCTTACGACGGTTCACCATGACATCCACGAGGCAGCGGCGCAGCAAAAAGCCGACCCTTACGATCTCGAAAAGTGGCTGTCGATTTCACTCATACGCTCCCATACCAAGACCGACGATATTCCGTCGGTCACCGACGAACTACTCGAGGTCTATCGGGCGGCGGCACTTCAAGCCGCCGCCGATTATACAGGCTTGCGCCTGACCGAGCGGATGACGGTTGTAGAGGACGTATTCCCTCCGGTTGGTACATCGGCTGCGGCGCGGGCCGGATACTTCATCCACGATCTGCAATACCCGACGGCGCAGCCCGATGTGTGGTATTACGGTCATAAGAACAATTCACCGATGAAACTGACGGTTAAGATCAACAGCCGCCGCCTGAGGTTGCCAATCGACCGTGCAGACTTCGGTCTGGGGTGCTGCAACCCCTGCGGCCCGACTGCATTCTCTAAGGTCCAATACGTCGCGGGTTACGACTGCCTGAGCAAAGCACCGGTAGCGATTAAACTGGGCGCTCTGAAGTATATCGCCCATGCAATCGAAAACCCCGGCGACCTCGTGCGGGTATCGAATGAAGCGGGCAACATAGAGAGCGGCAGTGTCGGAGCGGCGAACGCGAATAACCCTGCGGTCGCCTCTGGTGCGATTGAAATCTGGCGTTCGGTAGTGGCGGATGCGATATGATTGCGAAACTTCGTCACCGCGTGGTTCTGTGCCGTCAGCATGACATCGTAGAGGTGGCTGGCGAAATGACTCTCAAACGCGAGGGTATAACTTTCGGGTGGGCGGAGATCGTCGCTAAGAAAGCAAGCGCTTTCAGTCCCCATGGCGCAGCGATCAAAGACAGCCGCAACACCCGCTCTCATATAATCACGATGCGCTACCGCACCGACCTCAACATTTCGATTATGGCATGGGTCTACGAGGAGCGGCTTAAGAGTTCGCCCCGCTGGTTCAAAGTTCTGTCGTATACCGAAACCGAAAGCGGCGGTTCCCCTTGTTGGAAATTGGACTGCCGACTGGTTGAACGCGGCGATGATCTCGCAACCCCCACGGAGGCCGATGCGGTTCAGAAAGGGTTACCCAAGGGGGTAGTGCTGTGAGCTTTTTAGAGTTTAAACCTTGGCCTAGCTTCAGGGCGCGCAAGAGTTCAAAAGTCATCCGATCGTGGTTGCGTAAAGTTAAAGACGAGGCCACCGACGTATTCAAGGCCGGGATGACGGGAAGCCATACGGGGCGTATTTATCGCAGACGAGGTAGAACCCATCAAGCGTCTGCGCCTGACGAATATCCAGCTACGGATACCGGGCGACTGCTAGCTAGCCTGCGCGGCTCCAGCGATCTAAGGGAAGCCAAAGTCGGTACCGGAATGTATTACGCAAAGTTTTTGAGGCAGGGTACCAAAAAGATGGCACGCCGTCGAATGTCTGATAATGCAATACGGGAAGGCGCGGCTATAGCGCGTCCTAGTTCGAGGGGGTGGGTCGCATGGCTGAAGACGAAAAGCAACCGGTAGAGCCTACCTTGATGGCTCTAGCCCGCGATATAGCCGTTTGGTTTCCTGAACTTCACGGCCGGGCAATCGCGGTTAGCGAAATCGACATTATCCGCGATAAAACCAATCTGCCTAGCCTGCCTCTCGCTGCCATTGCTTTGGTTAGCGAGGTTGCGGAGCAAAGCGAGAACGGTAGCGGTCAGATTATCATTCGTGATGACATCCTTATCCACTTCGTGTTTGAGCCGGTCAAGTATACTAGGGCGGACGGCAAGGAAACCCCGTTCTACGCCTTTTACGATTACGAGACCCTGCGCGACCGCCTGCTAGAACGCCTTAAGAACTGGCGGACCCCACGGGGCGGCGGGCTGGCGTATATCTCGCTCGATGTGGAGAGCGACGAGTATGCGGTTTATATCGCGTTCCGATTTCGTGCCAAGGAAACTTGGTGCAACCCTAACCCGGATATACCGGAAAATGAACTACCGCACGAAGTGGTTATTCTTAGCCGCATTCTGCAACCGGCTGGAAGTCGTAAAGATTGCTGCGACCCTTGCCCCGACGAGCCGAACCCGTGCGACTTCGCACAGGATCAATGACCCACTTAAGAGACCGGGAGTGATACGATGCTAAGTAAATCAGTTCGGGTACGGGCCAAGGCGGGGCGCGTTGCGCGTACTGCGCCTGACGGGCCGTTCATCCCCGACGACCATTTTGTGTCCGTCGAAAATACGCGATACATCCAGCGTCTAATCAATGTTCACAAGGACATTGAGGTAGAGCCGCCTGTTGCCAAGGCTCCGCCCAAAGCCGCAAAACAACCCGAGACGGTTCCTTTCGCCGTCGACAACACCCCTAAGAAGGAGTAATGACTGATGGCAATTGACAGCCTTAGAGACGGTTTCGTCCGCCTCTGTTTTGATCCGAACGCCAATGTGCTCGGTGAAAGATGCCGGTTGGTACTGGAGGGGCAAATGACTGCCACCGGTACTGCAACCGCCGACCAACTGGTCAAGGTCACTTCGGCGCGCGATCTGGACGCCATGTTTGGCGAGGGTTCGGTCATCGGCGAGTCGCTGAAGGTCGCAATCAACTGCTGCGGAAACGACGCGGTTGAAATCTTTGCAGTACCACGCGACGATGCCGCCACCGCGGTGGCCGCTGAATATACCCTGACAATCGTCGGTCCTGCGACTACCGACGGGCGGCTCGATTTCTACTGGGGTGACTCTCAGTGGAACATTTCGGTTCGGGTTGCGGATGGTGACGACGAAACTACCATCGCCGCTGCGATCGTGGCCGCGCTGCCTACTGGGTTCCCTTATACCGCAGTAGCCCTTGCCGGTGTGATCACCTTGACCGCTCGCAATGCGGGCACCGCTGGCAACTTCCTTAACGGGATTGTCAACTGGCACCAGCGCAACGACTATATGCCTGAAGGCGTTACGGCGACTTTTGCGCAAACCGTTGACGGTGAAACTGATCCGGCCCCGCTCGACTATAGCGCGGTATTCGGTGATTGCTGCCTATGCTGTTGGGCGCTTCTGACCGGCGACGAGGTTTGGCAGGACGGTATGGTCGATTTCCTGAACGAGGCGTGGTCCTGTGACAAGCCTCAATGTTTCGGTCACGGCTACACCTACAACAGTGGTTCGCTTGGCGAAATTCTCGCCTCCGATACCAATTCGGCTACCATTAGCCGCTTGGCCCATTGCGATACCGACTCGAACTTCCCGTGGCTGAAGGTCGCCGCCTATGCAGCCAAGTCGTGCTGCCTGACGGTCGACAATCCTGAGATCAGTATTCAGGGTCCGAACTACGGGGTTCTGGATTGTATCCGCGCCCCTGAGTCGTGCAGTTCCTGTTTCACCTTCGACGAGCAAGAGCAGTTGCGCGACAGCGGCTTTGTGGTTACCGTGCCGGTAAGTGGCGGCTCGGGTGGTTTGACTTCCCCGATGATCACCAACGATATTACCAACAACCGGTTCGATGCTGAAGGCCGCGAAAACCTGACTTTCCAGTCGGTTTCTTCCCGCCGCTTGGCCACTGAGACCGCAACCTTGATTGCAGAGCAACTGCAACAGTTCAATGGTCTCGGTTACTACACCGACGGCACCAACATCCGCGAAGGCGCACTCGGCGTCAACCGCCGGATGATGCTTGGTACCATGCGGGCGTGGGTTAAGACGCAGGTCGGAGCGCTGTTCAGTCAGTTCGATGATCTGGACCGCGACTTGACCTTTACGGATGACTTCGAGGTCGCGCCGCGCTGTCAGGGCGTTCCCGGCAAGCTGTACATGAACCTGATTTATCGGCCTCCGGTTCGCATTCGTCAGGTGGTTGTCAATGCTGTTCCGAAGCTGTTGAACAACTGCTAATGCAATAGGGCCGGACGGGACGATCTCGCCCGGCCTATATCAACGCCACGCTAATCAGGAGTACTGAGAAATGGCAGAGTGTCCAAATCAGGTGGGTATTCGAAACATCCTTATCAAGTTCGTCGACTGCGATAATGATGTGACCTATGGCCCTGTGTCGCACGAGCTTTCCGGCGACGAGCAACCAGCCTATCGGCTGTGCGAATACAGCAACGAACCCTTGCCGGGCGGCTACGTTCGCCGGACCAAGGGCAACAACGAAATCAGTCTGGCGGTTATCCGTAACCTCGGTATCCCGCTTGCGCTCTATCAGGGCTGTTCGTCCATGGACATCACGATCGAGCATTTCAACGGGCTGGTCGTTACCGGGCTTTCCGGCACCTCGACCGGCGACGAGTCGAGCGATGGCCACGAAGTGACCATCACGGCCACGTTCCAAGAGGTCGACGAACTGTTGCCGCAGCGACTTGAGCCACAGGCCGCGTAACACCGCTGTCGGGATGGTCCCCCGATAGAGGTCTAGTCCCCGCCCGTTATTGTCCTGCGCGACGGGCGGGGGCGACCATTGCAGCGTAGGATAAGGACAAAGCAAATGACCAAAATCACCCTTGACCAAGTGGTCAAATTCGGCGACACCGTGGTTGATAGCATCACAGTAAAGCCTCTTTATTTCACGGAACTCGTTGCCCTCTGGCAGGCCGCATCTGACAAACCCAAACCAGAGGCAGCATTACAACGACTGCGGATGATCAAACAGGTTGAATACAAATCAGTCGACCAGGTATTCACACCGGAATACGAGCAAGTCGGACAGTTGCCTATCGCCGTCGCAAAGGCGATCATCGCAGCCCTTGAAGTCGGTCAGGGCGTTATGGGCAAGCTCGTCAGCGAAGGTGGCGACGGCACAACCACCCCGATCGTATACAAGCTCGGTACCCCTATCGAAATGAAAGGGGCAGACGGGAAATCGAAAGCCATCAGCGAGCTTGAGTTCATGGCCAAGACCTATTCAGAGGTTGAGGATGTTTTGGCCGCTGATACCGAACTGGGTCGTGCCCTAGCATTGATCCGCGATGTCGCCACCCCGCTTGGAGTCGACGGATTGATGCGCCTGCCCGGGTGGGCGCTTGACCGCTTCACGGTGGCCGATGGCTTGGGGATTATGCGTAGCGTATCACCGGTTTTTTAAAAGCCGCCACTAGGATCATCGAACGCGTAGAGGAATATCGGTACTATACCGGCTCTATAGATGATCCTAGAACCTTGACCTTGACGCAGTTGGCGCTGCGGCTCCTAGCCTTTTACAAGGTGCGTCAGGCTGATATTAAAGCCAACAAGGGTAAGCCGCAGACCAGAAAATCGAAACGGAGACGTAGGTAAATGGCGGTATCATATGTCGAACAAGCGATACTAAGGGTCAAGGATCAGTCTACGAAGCCGATCAAAAAGATCAACCGTGAACTGACAAAAATGTTTAGAGTGGCTAAACAGGGCCGCTCTATCCCGATAAAATTTACTGGTCTGGAGTCGGCGGAACGACGTTTGAAAAGCATCACGGCGACTATCCGTAAGATGCCTCGTAGCAAGGTTATTTCGGTTCGCCTCAGTGATACCAACGTCAAGAGCTTCAACGCAACTCTTAAGCGCCTAGCCGCGCGCAAACCTATTGTTATTAGGATTAGCGCCACCGGCACCCAAGGGGTCATTGATAAGCTATCCCGGATTGACCGCCTAATGACTAAGCTCCGTATGGGGGTCAGAGTTCCGGTTGGTTCAGTAGGCGGGGTTGCAGGACTTCGCGGGGGCGGGGTAGGTCCACGGGCTGGTGGTCCGGGCGGCGCTCTGGGTGCTTTGAGTACCACCCCCTTCCCCGGTAATATCCCGACAGCGTTTAATATCGCTGCGGCTTATATGACCGTGCGGGCGGCGGAGATCACCGCTAGAACCGCAGTCAGGGCAGCGGTTACCGCGCAGTCGACAGAGACCAAAACGGAGCTTATTGTTAGCGATCCGGGGGTCCGCGAAGAGTTGCAGAACCTGGCCAAAGAAACGGTGAAACTGAATGACCAAATCACCATTTCCCGCGCTGAAGAAATTGGTCGCGATCTATATATCACTGGTTTCCGTGGCAATGTTCTGACCGGGTTGACCCCGACCATTGCGGGTCTGGAGTCAGCGGCGATTGGTATCAATCCAGAGCGGGCGTCAGACATCACCTTGTTGGCTAACAAGATGGGTAACCTCGCCGCGGTTACCGAGGACTTAGAGCGCGCCCAAATACTTGCCACTGGTATCTATAAGGCTGCGATTGTGCAGGGCGAAACTTTCAGCGCCCCCAGTCTTATCAGCGCCTTGCGTATTGGCGGGGTAGCTCAAACAATCGACGATAACGCAACCGTGAGAATTGCGGCCTCAGTCGACGAGCTAGGCCGTAGTACCGGCGTTGGACTACAGCGTCTTAACAAAATTCTGACTATTCCCCTAGACCAAGCTGGTGCGGGCGGCGGGGTTGCTAAAGGGGTCGTGGAGAGCCTTATAAAAGCCGGTATACGTGGCGAAAATGGCCTGACCCGAGAGAACCAAGAACTTCTCTCTCTGGACCCGCTACGGTTCGTAGAGGAAGTCATTGGTGGAATAGTTCGAGCGCAAGGTCTTGACCCTAGAACCGTAGAGGATCGGTCCGAGGTATCCAAACTACTTACCCAAATGGGTTTTTCTACTACCTCTCTCAGGTTGGTTCTTAACGAACTAGCCGCTGGCAGCGAACGTGACCGCGCTCTTGAATTGGTATCAACTGTTGATCCGGCTGCGGTTGCTATAGCCGCGGTGGATGATCTCGGGTTTCAACTAAAGAACCTGACGAAGCAGTTTCAATCGTTCAGCGCTGAAGCTCTGACTCCTACGTTTGAAGCGTTGGCACCAGTAGCTAAAAGACTAGCCGACATCCTTAAGGAGTTGGCACTCGCTGAAGGTCCCGGCGCGCAGCTTAAGCGGCTAGGGTTCGCCGCCGGTGTAGCTGCGTCGGCTCTGGCCTTGATCAAAGGTACAGGGAGCCTTCTTAACCGCCTAAATCCTCTCAACCGATCCGCCATAGCCCTAACGGGGGCCGCTACCCAACTCGATCTAGCCGCCGCAGCATTGCAGCGGTCAGCGGGGGCGGGCATAGCCGGGGGTCAGGTCGGCCCCCGTAGGGGCGGCGCTCCTCTTGGTGGAACCCGTGGTCTTGGGGTTACCGGTATGATGGGTTTCACCGCTGTCGGTGCCGCGGTTGGGCTAGCGACCACTGATCCCAATAATACCAACGCCGCATTTGCTGCGGCCACCGCGAAGCTGGATACTGCCGCAGATAAGTTTATTGGTTCCGACTTTTTCGGTGGCGCTGCTAAAAGTCGCGCCGATCTGGAACAGAGGGCACGGGAGGGCGAGGTATCTAGCTTCACCCGTATCTTGCACTCGTTCTTGGGAGCTACGCCGGGAGGGCTACCCGCTGACCAAAGCGTTGGTGCGAAAGTGGCTAGTATAGAGGCTGGTCAGGATCGTAATAACAAGCAAATCCAAACCCTAGTAGCGGCGCTAACCGCTGCGGAACAGAGGGTGTCAGATTTCGGGTTGAACGATCCCCGACGGAAAGGGGCGGTCGAAGAACGCGACGAGCTTACCGATCGTCTGTCAGCGTTTGGCGATCCTGTTAGACTTACTGCGGCTCTATCGGAGTCAGCCCCCGGTCTAACCGATCCTCTTAAGCTCACTTTCGCCGACGCTGGTACCAACCTCTTGCAAACGTTCTCTGACGGTGGAGTGGAGCTAGGGGCGGCGGTTGACGATAGCGCTGCCCGGTTCGGTCCTCTGGTTGGTGAGACCCTTTTGGGCTTTGCCGATCTTATGGGTCAACGTATTGGACAGATGGCGGCTCAATCCCTGTCAGGGGTTACCGTCAACGCCCGCGCCCCCGACGTGGGGCCACGCCTAGAAACCGGCACCCAGTTGCCGCGCTAAGGATCACTTAACCATGGCTGAGTCCTGCTACCAACCGCAATACCTGCCCGGCAGTTTCAAGCTTGTTCCGTTCAAAGCGATTGAAGCTACGTCAGAGCATGGACGGCGCGGGGCTGAGGGTGAGTTTCCGTTCGGCGAACAAACCGGATATGCTGACCTCGGTCGGCGTATCCGCACCTATACGATTTCCGCTCGCTTCGACAGTAACGACCATATACTGGAGGCTGCGGCGCTTATCGCTGCGGTGGAATTGCCGGGAGCCGGGCCGCTGGTGCATCCCACGCGAGGGGTCATCCTTTCCGCCGCTTGCCGCTCGCTGCGGGTCCGTGATCGTGTTGAGGACGAGCAAGGCGTAACCTACGTCGATATGGAGTTCGTGGAGGCTAACAACTGGCCTAATGGGCTTTCCCTCGTGGGGCAGTTGCTCGGTCTCTTGATCAACCCTGTTATCGCGAGTTCTGAGGCTTCGTTCAGTAGCCGCTACCGCCCTGAGACTATCCAGTCATTTCGTGAGGTGGCGGTTGTGGATGCTGCACAGGTTCAGGTCCAAGCCGTCACTGACGCCTACTCGCTGGCGACGACCGACAAGCCGAACGATACCACCCGGAACAGGATCATAAGCGATCTGCAAGCAGTCGTCGTGAACGATGATCTAGCGCGGGATACCGATACGATGCGCCGTGCCCTGACTCTAGGCATGACCGCGGTTTCGAGAGAACTCGACGCCCCGGATCAGTACTCGGTATTTCGTTCAATCGCTAACGGGGCGGCTCGTTCAAGCACATTCAGAGCGCCCGCGTCGGATGCTGAAAACGCTATCTACAGTCACGTCCGCACGGTGGCCGCTGCCTATATGGCTAGGGGGGTTCTCGATACCGATGATCTGAACACTGGCGAAATCTTTGCGCGTGGCGATGTGATCGAAACCGTAATACAAGGGGAAATGGACTATGCCCGACAAGCGTGTGAAAATGATCTATACTACCAACTCTCAGGTTTCAGGATTGAAGTTGCCGCGCAGCTTGCTCGCAAAGCATACGCTTCACCTGGTCTTATCCAGTACGATTTCGGCGGGGGAGTCCACCCGCTCGTCGCGGCGTATTCAGTCTACGGCGACGCGAAAAGGCACCGGGAACTCGAAAACCTGAACGCGATTGATCGTTACGGGCGGTTCCGCAGAGAAGTGGTAGCGAGAGCATGAGTGTAGCCGTTTTCATAGACCGTCAGGAGCTAATCGGTTATACCGACCTGCGGCTCACCCGTTCCAAAAACGAGACCACAGGAGAACTGTCGATTTCGATTTTCATGGGCTGGTTTCCTTCAGAACCAGTAATGGGTGAGGTGGTGCGGGGCCAAGAGGTTTTAGTTTACTTTGGCCGTCAGTTGGCGTTCAGCGGCATAATCGACCGTAGGAGGGATACGGGCGACCGTTCAGGAGAGCCGGGCACTCAGAGAGGCCAGCAAGGAAACGTGAGTGATCCTAGCATAGGTCCCAACCAATATACCGTCCGCCTGACCTGCCGTGGCAAGACCAAGTTTCTGGTCGATAGTAGTCACCAGCACACCACAGCTACGATCTTGAATACCACCAACCGGGAAGTTTTCGAGGAACTAATAAAGCCGTGGGATATTCCGCTGCAGTGGGAAGCGGCGGTAACCAAACTGGAGCGGGTCCGCCTTCGTGATGGTGCAATGGTAACCGACGAGTTACAGCGGGTTGCTGAAATGACCGGCCTCTATTTCTACGAGACCCGCGACGGCAGTCTTAAGGTCGTCGATGGCCCCGAAACCGAACAGGGTGAGGCGCTGGTACTGGGTACGAATATCCTGAGCTTTAGCACTGACCAAGCGGGCGATAAAGAACGCAGCGAGGTGAAAGTTAAGGGTCAGAAAAATAAACCCACAGACTGGGGTGAGGCTGCGGTTCTACCGACTTTCAAAAATGCGGCGGATACCTCGGTTCCAAATTATAGCCCGATCAACGTCCAGCTATACGGCGACGCCACCGACGAGCTTTTGACCAAGAGAATTGACTACGAGGTTAATAAGCGTTCATCTGACAGCAAGAAAATATCTCTTGAAGTATTCAACGTTTTGCAAACCGACGGCACTCACTGGGATATAGGGAAGGTTCATTACGTGGAAATCCCCCCGGCTGGAGTCGTGGGTAATTTCGAGGTAGAACAGATCACCTATACCGTCGACAATGATAAAACTTTGAAAACCTCTCTGACCCTATCGCCCTTGCCGATCAAAACGGCCGCTCCAGCGGCGCAAGGCGGCGCTCTGGGCGCGCTAGAGGCTCTTGGCGGGGGGATGCCCACGGGGGCCGGTAGGGCGGCTTCCTTGGGCGTCGGAGCGCTTGCGCAAAGCTGGAGCGGACCCACTCTAGGGGCGGTGCTTTCTCGGGTGGTAGATTTTCTGGGTGGCGAGGGCTTGGACTCCGTCGAGGACGCCGCTAAGACCTCGCCGCCTCTGACACTGCCAAGGGATATAAACCGATGACCGACTTCGCCACCTTTCGTTCGCGCACCCGCGACCTTCAAGACCAGAACGAGCGTGGCGTGTGGGGCGTCCGTCAGGAAGTTCCCGGCGCTGGTGCCATGATGAGTGTGCGTGGTACCGAAACCTTGGACGAAGAACTACCAATCATGAATTTTGGTTATAGCTTCAATCTGGCCGCTAACAGCAACGCTGAAGTGATCATGATGAGTCTTGGTAGCGACGTCGACGCCAAGGTGGCAATCCCTACCCTTCCCCGCGATATACAGCACCAATGGGCTGAGGGTACCGGCGGGGTTCAATCACCTACTGATCCTGAACGACGACTCGAATACAACGACAATGAAACTTGGCTTAAGGACGGGAACTATAAGCTAGGTAACAACAAAGAAGTCGAGGTTACCGTTGATGGCGGCACCGTGACCATCAACATCACCGGCGGCGCGAATATCAACAGTAGCGGCGACATGGTGATTTCAGCGCCTAGCGTCGAGATCACCAGCGCGGCGCTTACGCATAACGGGACCAACGTGGGCGACACCCATGTTCACGGCGGCGTTGAAAGTGGACCCTCAAATACGACAGGACCTCAGTAATGCCTATTATTTGCGAAGACCTGCCAGATGGAGTTACCGCTTCATGGGGAACATGGACTGGAGCGCTGATCAATAGTATATCTCAGTTCGCCTCTAAAGGCATAACCGTAGAGCCGCAGGTAAATCGGTACTTGACACAGGTGATGTTTCAAAGGTCGGGGTCAGCGTCTCTAGGACATGCGATCTCTCTCGTAGTGGTTGAGCTGTCAGAGGTAAACCCGGGAACAATAATCGACGTAATCGTACCGATTAATGTTGTCTCTGTAATTGATCCACCCGACGGGCAGATATATACTTTGCCGGTTCCGGTTCTTATGGAGTCGGGAAAGATTTACGGAGTTATATTCGTTAGAACCGACGGCGCTAATAACAGCGCTTTGGTTATATCCTTTCCGGGCGGCATAACCCCCAACCCCGACCCTAATGGATACTTTATCCTAAGTGGCGCAATCCGGTATTTGTCTAACAATCCATCCCTTGGTCAAAACGTATTCTTCTCTCCGGCGGAAACCGATACCGTCGATCTGGTAATCTATAGTGAGGGAGTGGACGAGGTATGCGAAAATACTGACCCCGACCCTTCTAACCCCGACCCGGTATCTGTTTGCGGAGTTCCCCCTGTAGGACGTCGGCGGCTGTTCTGGTCGACTCAGTCCGAAAGCTGCGGCCTCCGTAGGTCTTGCGGCGCGGAGTGCGGTGAACCCGGCTTGGGGGTGGAGGCGGGTACCGAAGGCGCAACCATCAGTACCGATAACTGGCTTCGCGGGTTGATGGCAAATATGCTAATGACCGACGCTCGCCTGCCCGATAATCCATGCGGCTACCGCCCCGGCTCGCAAGGCGGTCATTGGTCGGAAAGCTACATCGACAATGGCCCGCAGGTCGTCGGTACCTTGATGCGGACAGTCGAACCGCAAGCCCGGGTTCAAGATGTGGTAAATCTGCTAAAGCAGTACGCACAGATCACCTTACAGAGATTGGTGGCTAGAGGGGCCGCGTTGGCGGTTGACGTTGACGCTTTCTACGAGGGTAGCAACATTTTCAGGATCGACGCCACAATCACCGGCGTCGATAATCAACAAACCAATGTGTCGGTATCCGGCGCGCGGTTGTCAAACTCGTGGGTATGGGAACAATAAAAATGGCTTGCAATATAGAACGTCCGACCCCGCAAGAGCTATTCGACCGCTACCGGAACCTGTTTCAAAATACTGTGCTTGGTGGCGCTAGCGTGATCCCGGAAAGCAACGAGTGGTACGCTATCAGCGTTAACTATGCGATGGCTGAAGAGTTCTACGCTATCTCAGAACAGGCATGGAAAGAACGCGACCCTCGTCAGGCGTGCTGTGACAACCTGATTGCTATGGGCGCTCGTGACGGGGTCTATCCACTCCCGGCGCAGCCCGCGCAAGGTTACATCAAGTTAACCGGTGTTGCTAATACCATCCTGCCTACCCCTCTGGAGTTCACAGTGGGCGATCTGCAATACGTGACCGCTCTTGACGAAACTCAGCCCGGTTCGCTAGACGATAACGGTTCGGCGGTTATCCGGGTCCGGGCGGTTGTTCCGGGCGAGGCGGGCAACATCACCAACGAGACCACCGGGACCCTCAATACCGTCGTAGAGGGGGTGGATAGCGAAGTGGAGGTTTGCGGAGGCACCTTCTGTAACGGCTCCGACTCTGAAGAGTGCGAGATTTTCCGTCAACGGTACCTGCGTCGGTTGCAGGTTCAGCCCCGCGCGACCAACCGCTGGTTACAGGACAAAATGCTTGAATGGCCTTGCGCCACTCGAGCCATCACCCGTGGCGGCAACTGCCTTACCTGCAACTGCGAAAGCCCGGCTCCAGTCACCGGTAGCGCAAACGGTTCCTGTCAGGATTGCGGATGCGTCGAGGGTGGCGGGTCCATGCACTTCTACCTGATGTTTGACAACTCGTTCCCTAATGGGATAGCGCCGCGAAGCGTGCTTGACGAGGTCGAAGAGTGGCTGTTCGGTTCGCCGCAAGGCTTTGGTCTGGGTCAAGTCGAAATCGGGGTTTGCGGACGGCTGTATTCAGTTACCGGAGTTCCTACCAATGTCCGGGTCGACATTGGGGATTGCGTATCCTCGGTGGCCCTCTCAAATGCCCGCGCGACCGTTGAAGAGTTCTTTACAACAATGGTACCATCGCAGCCTATTGAGGCGGCGGTTCTGGCAACCAGCCTGCAACGGGTTTTGGGCGTATCGGATGTCAGCGTCAGCCTTGAACTTGTCGACCCAGAGGATGGTTACGGGCAACCCGACTGCCCGGAATGTGACGGCAACGTATTCGTATCGCCGTGCGGTATAGAGCCGGATTGTGATTATGTCCTGACCTTGAATGACGTGATCATAACCAGCGCCGTAGCCAGTCAGGGGGGATGCCCGTAATGTCGACTGCCGAATTTCTATACGTTGGGCAAACGGTCACTCCGGGATTAGATGGCCCGGTACCGGTTGGTACCGTCGCTGACGATGGATGTTGCACCGATCCGCTCTGCCTTGATCCGGTCGCAGCGGGTTGCGCTTATATGTCTCTACTACCCGAAGGGCCGATGTGGGATAAGCCACGAGCCAAGCTGACAGCGCGGCTAGGCGAGTGCGGTGGGTTTCCTGACCCCGACGATCCTTGCTGGCAAGACCCAGACTGCGCCACCATGGCCAGTTATGCGCTCTATATCGCGCAGGTTCTTGACGATGCGATAACAAATATAATCCAACCTTCAATTCGTGAAGCCTATCCCCATACCGCCGTTTCTACAATGAACGACTGGCTGGAGCGGTTTGACTGGATTGATTGTTATCGTAGCGCTTGCCGCAGTCGGTACCTTGCTCAATATTCGCCCTACGAAACCCCCGACCCGGAATGTGGCCCCAACGCCACCCAGTATACCCCGGTGGAGTTTCCCGCTGATTTCGAGAACGCGCTTAAGCACGCTACTCTAATCGCGCTTACCCGGGTGCAGCGCGGGGTCATCCGAAACCTAGATGGTTTCAACTGGATCATCGCGCCGCTAGGCGCGGTTATGACTCCGATCTATATCGACGAGGTTCAAGATTACCTAGACGGCGACTGCGAGGTTGCCCCTGATAACAACCCGCCATGCTGGTGCGAGGAAGTGCTGTTCGAGATTTGCCCCGACAATATTGAGGGCACGTTGCCGATGGCTCCCACGGAGGCCGACTTTTGTGCGGGCAGGCCAACCAGCGCTTTGGTACCGGCGGCACAGGATAACAATGGGGTTCTGATTTTCCCCGGCGTTGCAGTTGCTGAATGTATTGTGCGGGCGCTCCTGAACCGGAACAGTCCGAATATACTACAGTCCTGCGTGGTAGTAGAACCCGGCGAACCTGTGGTATATGATTTCGCTGAAACCGCGGTTCTTATTACAGGCGCTGCCACTGGTATCAATGAACAGTTTGCCATTAGCTCGGTTATTCTATCGGGCCGCAGCGATGGCCCTGTGGTTCAGTTCTCTGAGACCTACTCAATCCTTTATTCCGTCGCTGCGGGTATGGATTTCTCAGAAACGGTTGTCGTTATCGACGATCCTGACGTCCCCGACGAACCTCTTGATTTCGACTATTCAATATCGTCGTTTATCATAGGCGGCTCACTGGTGGCCACTGGGGTAGGGTATTCGGAGACCTTGGTGGTTATCGACGATCCTGACGTCCCCCCGCCCGCCGACCCTGTCGATACGGACTTCAGTATTTCGGCGGTGATCATCGGAGGGGCTGAAGGCGGTACCGCTTTCGGCTATACCGAAACCCTCGTGATCGTAATTCCCTCTTGACCCAAAGCTAGGAGCTTAAACAATGTCTATCCTTTTCGTCGGCAGTACCCCGAGTAGCCTTGGCGGCGC